ATGTCTGCTCGCCGCTCCCCGTGGATGAACGAACGCGCCCAGTTCCTCGTCAAGTACCTCGCCGACGAGCACGGCATCCGCGTCGGCGAGGACATCGCACGGGAGGATATCTCGACGCAGGTTGATCGCGTCGGCGAGCGGATGAGGATCGGTCGGCAAGCGGCGAAGTACTACGTCACCGAGGACTACCTGCGCAAGCTCGGCGACCACATCGCCAACGCGATCCGAGAGGCACAAGCAGCGGACCCACGCCGAGGTCTGCGTGTGGTGCCGCCTGTCGAGTAATCGTGAAAGTGGGGCGTGGGCGTCAGCTGACCTTGTAATCTCCGGCGCATGAACAGTGCGAAGGTGGCCGCGACCGTAGCGGCTGTTGCGGTCGCAAGCGTGATGCTCAGCAGTCCGGCGCGGGCCGACGAGGATTCGTACCTTGACGCGCTGTCTGGACAGGGTTTCCAGGTCATGTGGCAGTCTCGGCCGTTCCTGATTTCGGCCGGCAATGGCATGTGCAACGACCTGCGCAACGGGGAGACCCCCGAGCAGGTGGCCGGACATTGGAACTACCCGAACGCCACCCCGGCGAACCTGCTGGCGATGGCGACGGCGGCCAAATCGCATCTATGCCCGTCGTAGCGGGTGTTGGTACTGTGCCCGGTAGCTGTTAACTACAGGGCCAGGGGGGCGTGATGTCAGCACCGTTGAACGTCGATCCGGCGCAGCTCCACGCTGCCTCCGGTCTCGCAGCCGATGCGGCGCGCGATTTGCAGCGCGAGCTAGATCGACTAACCCACCGCTGGGAAGATGTCTCGGGCACATGGGACGGCATTGCATCGCGCGCATTCAGCCCCGAATGGGAGCAATGGCGCGAGGGTGCACAGAAGGCCATCGCGGCGCTGGACGCCACCGCGGTCCTGCTCGCGCAGCACGGGTACGCCTTTCCTGAGGTCGATGGTGGCAGTGCGTCGGGAATCGCAGGGGTATAGCGGCGATGCAATCCGATGACTCAATCCCGTACCGGGTGGACCTCGAAGCGCTCCATGCCTTCATTGAATCGCTGGCGACATTCGATCGGGCAGTGGAGCGCCGGACCTCGGAAGTGGACTGCCGTATCACTGACCTGCACGCCGATTGGTCCGGCGCCGACGCCGCCGCGCAGCTGGCCAACCATCAGCAGTGGATCGATGGTGTCGCCGAGATGCGCAGGGCTGAGGAGGTGCTGGAGGAAGCGGCCGACAAGGCGCACCGGAACTACCGAGGTGTCGGTGAACACAATCAGCGGATGTGGCCATGACCCAGGATGTCGATCCGGCCGCGATCAAACGCGCGGCGATGAAGTATCAGCAGCTTGCACGGGACGTGAAGATGGGCGTCGATGGGCTCGCGAACAAGCTGGGCGGCCTGTCGGGGATGGCAGGCAACGACAACGGCGCCAAGGACTTTTGCGAGAAATACGACCCGGCCGCCAAAGATGGCATGGAAGCGGGCGCATACGCAGTCAATGCGCTCAACACCTGCGCAGATCTGCTGTTCGCGACCGCGATCAACCATGAGAACGCCGACAGCGCCTCGGCGCCGAACGGTCAGACCGTCCCGGCCGCCGCGCCCCCGGTGACGGCATCGATTGCCACGCCCTCGCTGCCGTCGGCACTTGGTGGTACACCGCCGCCGAGTTGGTGGACGTCAATCCAGGGCTACGTGCAAGGTGCCGTGTGGCCCAATGGCGACCCCGAGAAGCTGCGCCAGGCGATGAACACGTGGTGTGTGAATGCCGAGGAGATCGAGGGGGCTATCCGGCGCGCGTTCTTTCCGCGTGACGGCGCTAATCCGATCACGGAGGTGAGTCACCAGCGCTCGCCGGAGATCGCACAGGCCGTCGCCTCGATGACCCTCGCGCATGATGCGGTGAAGTTGCTCCAGACCGAATGGGCCGCAATCGGGAAGACATGCGGGGATCTGGCGAACCGTATCGAGGAAGTGCACAACCGGGTCACCAACGAAATGCTTCTGCTGGCCGGGACCGTCGCGGCCACCGAGGCAGTCGCCGCGATCCTTGTACCGCTGACGATTGGCGGCAGCGAGGTTGTCTCCAAGATGGTAGACACCGCGCGGCTAGTCGCGACCGGCGAGCGCATTGCCGCGATCTTAAACGAGTTCCGAGCCGCTGCGCAGCTTTCCGCGCTTCCCAATGTGGCGGCCGGTGCGAACCTCATGCGCTCGGTCCAGACGCTCGGCCCGCTCATGGAAGCGCGCGCATCGCTGTTTCTGGCCGAGGGCGCGGGTGTGGTCCCAGGACTCACCGCCAAGGAACTGTACAGCCGCCCCGATTTGCGAGTAGGGACCAAGCGCGCGGTTCAAGATGCGACTCCGAAGACGCCGGACGGCAAGTACTACTACAACTCGACGGATAGGACCATCCTGTTGGCCGTCGACAAGAAATATGACGCCGATATTCTCGCGCTGCCCAAGACAGCAGACGGGAAGTACTTCGTCGATGCCAACGGCCTGCGGTACCCCGTGAATCCGGTGTGGCACTACGGGCACGAGTACGGTCAGGAGCTATGGCGCTGGCAGGAACTCGCCGCCCGTGAGCAGTGGACCCGACAAGAATGGTTGGACAAGATGAACAACCCTAAGCTCTACCGCATAGAGGACGGCCCCGGAAATTCCGGGCACATGAACGAAATGCCACGGTGAGGACCATGACCGACGTACACGAGCGAGACCGCGCGGGTAGAACACCGCTGCACTATGCAGCCATCGACGGGCCGCGCGACCAGATGGCGACCGCGTGGCAGGAGGAAGACCCGGCGCGAAAGGCTGAATTGCATTCGCAGAGTGTGAGATTCCGTCTGGAGAACACCGAACACCTCATCGCCAGCGGCGCCGATGTGAACGCGCGGGATGATCAGGGTTACACCCCTTTGCATCTGGCCGCCGCAGCGGACAGCGCCGAGGTGGTCCGGTTACTGCTGGACTCGGGTGCGGAGATCGATGCCGTGAACAACAAGGGGGAAACCCCGTTGAACCATGCAGTTGGCGGCCCATGGATAGACCCAAACACATTGGCACTCCTGCGTGAACGTGGTGCAGACCCGTACCGGCCCGCGAACAACGGGCAATCTGCAATTGACTTTCTGCGGATGATCGCTGATGAAAAGCGCCGAGCCCCATTCTCTGACATTCTCTAGAACGCCAAAAGTGCCCCCGCTCAGCATATTTGAGCGGGGGCACTTTCGTTCTGGGCTAGTTGGCGTCGCGTAGCTTCTCCGTTATCTGGTGCTCAAATGCCAAGCGGTCCTTGCGTTCTTCCCGCAGTTCACCGCGCAGACCGCCAACGTCGGACCGTATACCGCGCAGATCTCGGCCGAACTCTTCGAGGCGGTCGAGTACGTCGTCGAGTCGGTCGCCAACCCCGTCCATGTCGTCGCGGAGATTGGTTTGGTGGCTGTTCTTGACCTGGTGTAGTACGGCGCGAAGATCCTTGCGGTACAACCCGAGCACGATCACGACCAGGCCAATGATGATCCAGGTGGCCAGCTCCCAACCGTCGCGTGCGAGCGGCGGGAGCGAAGGCCAGTCGGCGAAGGGCAGCGATAGCAGGATCACTGAGCCGACCCGTCCTGACCGCTGCCGCGCCGGTCCTGAATGAGCTTGGTCGTGGATAGACCGGCAGTGATGAGACCGGCCCCGATGGTTATCCATTGGAGCGCTTCGGAGCTCTCCAGCTGATTGACGCCAACGAGGATCGCCACGGCAATCAGAAAGGTGAGCAGGCTGACGGCGTGAATCGCCAACCGTACGTTGTCATTCGGCATTACGAGGTCCCTTCGGGTGGTGGTGTTGGTTACGCGGCTATGGCGGGGGTGCGGCTGCACCAGTCGCGAACGTGCTGGATGGCCAGGCCGAGATAGGTTTGACCGGGCCACACTTCGCGGAACTCGTACTGAATGTGCGGCGCCGTAGGGGGATTGGCCGTGACGAACCGCAATGCGATCACCGCGGCCTGTGCTGCGGCGGCCGGACCGGTCAGCTTGTTGACATCCCCCCAGCCGAGTAGGCCCTGTAGCCCGCCCATGACGAGCGGAACACCGAGGGCTGCAATGCCGGTGGGGCCGCCAGCGAGTGCACCGAACACGGCCGGGAGTTCGATGCCCAAGGCCTTGCTCGCCACTTCGGGGATCTTCGGCAGGATCGCGCCAGCTGCCCCGAGCGGGTCGGAGAGCTGGAACGCCGTCACCATGTCGAAACAGTCGTCCATGATGTCCCCGACGACTCCGAGGGGGATGTTGCCGTACATGTCGAAAGGGTCGGTGAGCCAGCAGTGCCGGTAGTCCTTGACATCGCCGAACCGCCACGACGAAATGCCTTGGCCGGCCAAAATGGGACCGCCGTAATAGCTGCCACCGTAGGGGCGGGTGGGGTCGCCGATGCTGAATGAGCACAGGTAGTTGTCGGGAAAGAACTCCAGCAGCCATGCACGAAAACTGGCAGCGGCTACCGCGCCCGCTGAGTACCCGCCGATGACGACCTTGATCTTCGGGTCCCGGTTGTAGCGCTCCAGAAAGATCCGCTTCGCGTCGGCGACCGCGATCTCGACAGCCTTGGCCATCGAGATGTCACCGGGACCGCCAGCGGCACCGACCGGCAGACCGCCCATGGTCGCGGCGAATTCGGGGTGCACTTCCTCGACGAGGTTGGCCACGGCCTGCATGACGCGGCTTACGTAGTCCAGGCCGATGATGCCCCCGGTGCCCCGGAACATCAGGCCAAGGTGACGGTTGGCGGGCGGCGCCGGGGGTGCAATTCCCAACGCGCGCAGATCATCGTCGGAGACCTCGCCGGTGGGTATCTGGCCGGTGCGCCGTTGATACTCGCTGGCCCATGCGGCGGCACGTGGCCCGAACTTGTCGGTATCGCGGGGCAGCTCACCGAGCAGGCGTGTGTACAGCGGGCCAAACCGGTCGTTCATCACGTCGCGCCATTGACGCACCGCCTCGTTGCGGTCCTCGATGCGGATCACTTGGACCACACCTTGTCGCGCAGGGTCATCCCCTTGGACTCCCAAGTTGGGTCGCCGGGTCCGAGCTGTGCGGCGATGTACTCCAGTAGCTCGCGGTCGGTGAGATCCTGCGGGAATCGCTTCTGTACGGGTGCGGTTGGCTGCGTGGGTGTGTAGATGCCGAGGTATCCGGCGCGCAGCTTGGCGGCGAACGCCTCATTGCGCTTGTCGCCCTCTGCCCACGCCAGCTGGTAGTGCATCTCATCGGGGCGCGACCAGTCGCGGCCCCAGAACACCGAGCCCTCGAATAGCCCCAGGCCCTTGCGTACCTTGGCCTGAGTCGCGGCGTCCATGGTGTATCGCTGCCATGGGTACTTGGGCGCCATCACGTCAACGCCTGTGCCCGCCAGGTGATTCGAGTCGCCGACATCGTTGGTGTCCGACCAACCCCACACGGGCGAGGTGATCTCCTCGACGTTGCGGTCGTACCAGTACAGCCAGGCGCCGAGGATGGTCAGCGGCGCGCCCTTGCGCAGCGGCGCGGTGTCGACGAGGTACAGCTCGGGGATGCGTGGAATGTCGCACTCGTCGCGGTTGCACATGCGCCAACCGTTCTCCGAGGTGGTGTTGCCGTATACGGTGCGAAAGCTCATCGCGTGTACTGCCTTTCAATTTGTGGGTCGATTTCCTGTGCGTAAGTGGAGAGCTGGTCGGATGCCCACCAGCCGAGCCGGAATGCGGCGGCGCCGATGGCCAGGCACAGGGCGAGCACCGGGAGCAGCTGGCGCATTACTGGCCACCCTTGAATCGGGCTTTCGGGGTGATGTCGAAGTTCACGGGATTGGAACCGATGGTGATGCTTTGGTCCAGGGCATGGCCCCGCAGGAACGTTGAGCCGCTCCAAACCCCATACCAGCCAACGACTTTCCCGGCAGGGCCTTGTAGTGTTCCTGAGCTGCCTTGGGAAACGCCATATCCGGCGTCCGCGCCCGCGCCGTCGGTGGCCGCTGGCCACGTGGTGTTGAACGATGCCGGGGTGGTGGCGATCAATCCGGCGCCGGTTGTTCCGGGGTCCGATTCGTGCGCGGTGATCTTGTTGCCCCGGCCGGTGACGAAATCGCAACCGGCCCGGTTCTCCGCTGCTGTTGCTGCCATAGTCGTTGCCTTTCTTTAGGATTGACGTGCCCTGAATGAGGCTTTGCCGTTGCCGCCCGGACCGCCGCGTGTGCGGGAGCCGAAGATGCCGCCGTTGCCGCCCGCGCCAGCGCCGCCCGGTGCGGTTCCTGCGCCGCCGTTTCCGGTGCCGCCAGCGCCGCCCGTGTAGTTGGTTCCGTCGATGGTTGCGCTGGAGGCTGTTTCACCGTTCTGTCCGGAGGCTTGTCCCGTGCCTGCGGCTGCGGTGACCGTGTTGCCGTTGATCACGGCGGTTGTGCTGGTGCCTGCGGTGGGACCGGCGCCGTCGCTGTTGGCGGGTTGTGCACCACCGGTCCCGACGGTGCCGGTGATATAGGCCAGGCTCCACGGAATGTCGACGCCACGTATCAGGGTGCCGGTGATGAGCTGACCGGCCTTGCCGCCCTTGCCCGCTGTGTTGATGGCGCCGTTGCCGGTCTGCCCTGACGCGGCGCCGCCCCAGAGCGCGTAGTCGATGATCATTGACCATTCGGGGACGGGGTAGTTGTAGGCTCCGGTCGCGGTGATGTCGGTGCGCGCCGGGGCCACGGGTGAGCGGGCCACTGTGCCGCTGCCGTAACCGATTGCGTCGTCGCGGCCAGTCAGGTGGACGAGCAGGGCGGCGAGCCCAGAGCCTACGGCGTCGTCGCGGCCGGTGAGGTGCGCGAGCAATGCTGCTGATTCGTAACCGATTGCGTCGTCGGCGCCCGATAGGAAGTACTTCAGGAACACAGTGCCCGAGCCCTCGGCGATAGCTGTGTCCGTGCCGGTTAGGTGCGCAAGCAGGGCCGCCTGGCCGGAGCTGAGGCCGTCGTCGTGGCCCGTGAGGTGCGCGAGAAGCGCTGCTCGATCCTCGCCGATGGTGTTGTCGGTCGCCGTCAGGTGAGCCAGCAGGCTTGCTGAGTCCTCACCGATGCTGGTATCGACGGCATTCAGACGCGGTATCCACGACCACGTGCCGGTCGAAGCACGAGGCTTCACAACGGGATTGGGGGACCACTTACCGCCCGACCGCCGTGGCGGGATGGTCGGGTTTGGAGACCAGGGCATTTACGGGCCAGCGAAACCTATGCGCGAGACCACCTGCGCCTCTTCGCCATTCTCGCCGTCACGAGTGCCGGTGATCTGAATCCAGGACGGGTTGAGTTTCCCGTCGGGGTCGAGCCCTCCGCGCTCGGCGGTGAAGGTGATGCCGGGTAGTTCGGGCATGGTGAACGTGGTGGCCATGGCTGACCCCTTTCTCGGGTGGTTATGCGACTCGGCGGCCGTCGAATGTGGCGATGCCGGACAGTGCTGTGATGCTGCGTGTGACAACGGTTTCCGAGCCGGTTGAGCCGTTGGACCGTATGTCGTAGTCGACCGCGACGAATCCCGGCTGCACGACATCTCCTGCGACGAGTGGGATCTCAAACGGACAACCCGACAGGATCGCGCCGGTGATGCGGCTGCCGTTCTTGTACAGCGCCCAATAGGGCACGGACGTACCCTTGGCGGTGACTGACCGGTATGTCGTGTTGATGCGGTACAGGCCGGTGGTGGCAATCTCGATACGGGCCAGGCCCAGGTCATCGAGGGTGACATCGGTGGTGTAGTCGTTGAATGTGAAGAACCCGGACGGGAACGCACCGGCCGAGTAAGGGCCATAGGTGACATCGGCAGTGCTGTCACGCCTGAGGCTCCACGAATTTGACATCGAGAATCCCGCTCCCGCAGTGGTGTAATCGGACATCGCGAACGCGGCGATGCGGTAGGAGTCGTAGGTGAAAAACGGGCTCGCTCGTTGCTCGGTGAACATCGCATACCGGTAGGCGGCACCGGTGCTGATGGTGTTTCCCGCATCGGTGGCCGAGAGCACCTGGCGTCCGTTGACGCGCACGAAGTAGTTGTTTCCCCCGCAGCGGATCTCGATGCGGGCGCCTTGCTTGACCGCCGAGAGCCCGGTTTGCAGGGTTAGCGGCGTGCTGAATGACCAGCTGCTACCCGAGCGGGTGAACTTGCCTATGCGGATCTCGCCCTCTTTGGCGAGGCAGTAGGCGCCCTGTGTGCGGCCCGAGTCGCAGCGGATGTAGACACCGGAGTAGTAGTTGCCATTTTGGGTGTCGCCCAACACAAATGAGGCCGATTGGCCGTCGGTGGCGTAGGTGTAGTTCGGGCTGGCGAAGAAATGCCCGTCAGGGTTTCCGTTCTTGACGCCCGCATATCCCGAGTCCCCACGAATGGTGATATCGCCCGCGGTCGGCCCGGTGGTCCAATCTGTCGAGTTCAGCGCGGCACCGTCAGCACCGGAGAAGACGAAGCTGTAGTTGTTGCCGCCGCCGGTGTTCTGCTCGGTCTCCTGCTCTTGGAGTGTGGTTTGCGCCGCGATGGCCGCCTTAAGGGCATCTTGCCCTAGCCCGAAGATCAACCCGATGGCGTTCTCGACAGTGCCGATGGCCTGACCTACAGCTTGCTGTGCGCCCGCGTTGATCGCATCGGTGATCTGCTGCAACCCCGGAACCGCACCATTGGCGACCGCGCCAGTGATCGCCGAACCGGGGATCTGCCCCGAACCGTTCAGAGCCTGAGTCTTGTTCTGGTTCAGCCCAAACCAGTCCTTGACGCCCTGTACCAGGGAGTTGATAGGCGTGACGATGTTGCCGTTGAGGATGTCGAGGATTTGGTTGATGACCGTCTGCATGATGGTCAGACCCGAGACCTGCGCCTGTTGGATCAGTCCCTCAAGTTCAGACACCGTGATCTTGCCGTCGGCGGTGATCGCCTGTAGGCGAGCCTGGATGTTGGCCGCCTCGGAATTCGCCACCCCACCAACGGCATCGACCATCTCGCGCAGATCCTTGACCAGCCCGAGATCGAGCAGATTTGACGCCCACGCGGAGGCATTGGAGAACCGGAATGTTCCGGCCGTCGCCCCGGCATCGAGGATGAGCAGCTGTGAAACGTATTTCACACCGGCGGGCACCGGCCACTTGTCGGCGACCGGAATCCACTGCCAGCCATGATCACCCGAGGGTTGCAGCGAACCGCGGATGACATCAGCCAGCGGATTGCCTGCTGCGTCAAACGGGGTGAACCCTACCTTGACGGGATTTGAGCCGGCCGTCGCGCTCGCACCGGTCCACTGCGCCGCCGCGCGCAACTCCAGGGTTTGGCCCGGAAACACTTCGAACGGCTCGGTGCGCAACACCTGCTGTGTACCGTTCGCGGTCGCACGGATCGATCCACCCGAGATGAAACCGGGCATGACCGAATCCCAGTCGAAGTACGGATTATCGGTGACGCTCTCGGCGGTCAGGAACTCGCCCGCACCGTTGATCAAGTCCTGAATGATGTCGCCGATGCGTGAGATAGCGATGACGCCGTTGTTGAACAGTCCCTCTGCGCCGGTCCTGAGTAGGTCGCCGAGGCTTTCGACGAACCTCTGCGGGCTCGATAGGTCCAGCTGGCTTCGCGACAGGAACTCGGCCATCAGGTAGTCGAAGAACTCATTGGCGGCCGTGAGGTCGATACCCGTTGCTTCCTTGAGCCATTGCGCCCACGTGTCGCGGATCTGCAACATGAAGTCACGGATGCCCTGACCGGCGTACTCGGCCGCCTCTGTGAGGTCATAGCCGAGCAGTCCAGCAAGGGGGTCCTTGTCAGCGACCCGGCGCGGGCGCCGGTCTACGACTCTTGGCATGTCAGCTCACGGGGTAGGCACGCAAGGCCAGTTGGGACCACTCGGCGTCGATGACGTAGGAACCGCTGCCGCCGATGCGGCGGGCGATGACGTAGACGTTCACCGCCTGGTTGGCCGGGATGCGGCCTACCGCCGAGGTGGGCGAGACTGCCCGCATCGGGTCGCCCTCATGGGAGAAGTGCGGGGCGATGTGCGAGACGGTCGTGGTGTCCAGCGTGGACGGGTCAAATGGGCCGAGTGCACAAATCGGGGCAGTGCCCGGTACCGAGGGCGAGCTGTTCTCGAACTCGATGCGCACCTCGATCTGAACCTGTGCCGTGGAGATAAGCGCGCGACGCCAGCGCACGTGGCCCATCACGTCCGGGTACCAGGCCGTCGAACGCGCTTCGATGGTGAGCTGGGCGATGATCTGCTCGCCGGTTGAGAACGTGCCGTTCTGGAATGCGCCCTGCGGGATGGTGTAAAGCTCGGCGGCATAGGGGGAGAGGTCACCAGGCTTGAACTTGCCGCTGATGATGTCGTAGATGATGCCCTGGCCGTCGAGCGGGTCGGCGCTGTTGTCGTAGTCCAGGGCACCCCGGATGGTTGAGTTGTCGCCTTGCGGACCGGGAATGCCGGGGATCTTGAGGTGAAAGTGCGGATCTTCATCGGTGCCGCTGCGGTCCACCAAGATCTCGCCGTAGGGTCCGGATACTGCGGGCGGCACGATCTCGGCCGACATCGATAGGTCCGGGGTTGGTCCGGGCGGCCCTTCGAGGCTGCCCTGTTCCTGGCGCCATGCGCTGCCGGTCCAGATGTTCCATGTGCCGTTGATGTACCAGGCACGGCCCGAGTCGAGCGTCGTCAGGGTGTTCTCTCCGGCGTGCAGCGCCGCGACGCTGGAGTAGCCGTGGCCCCACTGCGGCCGGATGATGGGCGAGGGGGTGCCCGGTTCACCCTTCTCGCCCTTGAGTGCGTTGAGCACCACCACGGCATCCTCGGAATCGAGAGTGAACGTGCCGATGGTCAGCGGCGGGTCTCCAGGCTTGCGCTGGTAGGCGTAGAACCGCAGCAGGGCTCGGTGATCGCCCAGAAATACAGGCGCACTGGGCAATACGTCAACCACGGCGGTCCTCCTTGTTCGCCTCGGTAAAGGCCTCGGTCATCTTCTGCGCCACCAGGCGGCGCACGTCGTCGGGAAGTCGTTGCGTGAGCGCGGTGGCGATTCGCTCGGCCTCCGCTTCGTCCTGATCTGGATCAACCTCGGGGGCGTCAGCGCGTAGCACCCATTCCACGGAGTCCTCGAACACGGCATGTTGGTCGGGTTGCTTGACGGCCACGATGTAGGCGAGATCCGGATGCACCCGCACACCAGCCAAAACCCCATGTACACACCAGAGTTGGAGCATGCCCTCGTCAATCCAGAGCGTCGCGCCATTGGGGGCCTGGCCGTCGCGCATCGCGTCGGCGAGCTTGCGTGCCTCGTCGGTAATCTCGTCGAGTTCAGCGCGCGTGAACTTGCGGTCATAGGGGAACTCGGGGAAGACCTGAGCCTCGGTCACTAGAACATGCCTCCTGCGGATGCGATGGTTGAGGCGAAGTTGGCCACGTCGCCGATTGTGCGGAATGCGCGCAATAGCCCGTCTTCCTCGCGCGTGTCGTCGCCCACGAGAAGTGTTGGGCGGCATGGCTCACCGCGCTTGAGGGTGCGCCGAATGCCCTTGACCTGCTCGGTGTACAGGATCTCCGAGCGTTCGAGGTTTACCCGATGCCCGAGGCTGAAATCCTTGTCCAGCACGAACGGGGCCACATCGCCCACGTCCTGGTTGAACGAGACATAGGCCCGGTTCTTGTGGTCGCCGTCGGCTATGGCCTGTATCGAACTGACCGTGTACGCGGCTCCCGAGCCCGACGCCATGAACTCGTTGCGCGCATACGGTCCAGCCTTGGCAGAGGCAAATGGGTTGCGCCACTGCATAAAAGGCAAAAACACGTCGTCGAGCTGGCCCTGATAAAGATTATCAAGGCCATTGACACCGTATTGCTGATAGGCGCCCAATCCGTAGTTGATCACCTGGGACAGCTGGGCCAAGCCGTAGCGAATCATGAAGCTGATCGCCTGGTTGAGCCACGCCGGGGACTTGCCACCAGTCAGGATGGTGACGGCACGGCGTTTGTGAATTGACATAGTGGACTTGCGAATACCGCCATGCTCGGCGTCGCGGTATGTATATGGAGAGGGCTTGGGTGCTACCCCGAGTAGCTTGCGGATGAACGGGTCGGGGATGCCGTCGCCATCCTGGTCCAGCGGAATGATCGCTGATGCCAGGAAGTCATCGAGGGTGGTGGCGATGAGGTTCATGGCGCCGTCGATCAGGGTTCCCGTGGGGCCACCGACACCCGAGTTGTCCTCGTAGGACAAGATGATGCATGCCCGCGTCGGCCGGAAGATCTCGGCCAGTTCGGGGCCAAACATGGTGTACGGGGCGGGATCTGTGGGCAGCCACGTGTAGGCGCGGCACGTCACACCCGCGTCCTTGAGTAGCGGTGCCTGCGCCTCTTCCAGTGACTTCCACCGCGACGAGAGCACGCACCACCGCGTCTGGTCCAGGAGCGGCACCATCGGCATAACCTGCACGGGCCAATTCAAGATATGGAGGTTTTCGAGCCATGTCTTGGGGGCGAACAGATTTCGCGGGATCGGGTGAAACCCGTTGAGGGTGTATATCCGGAATAGGTTGATGAAAGCTGTTGAGCCACAGGTCCAGGCCGTCGGGCCGCCGTTCATGAAAATCTTCGGGGCCTGCACCTCGGGCGGGAAGATGGGGTTACTTGCTACGGAAATGAACGACGGGTGATCCCGGAAGCTGGTGCACTTCAATATGGTTCGTGTTGGCTGACCGGATTCCACGATGTCGTCGATGTCATCGATCCAGCCACCCCAACGCGCCTTGAAATCATGCGGGTTGGTGACATCGGGGTCGACCGTCAACATGAGGTTCTCGTCGTACGGGATGTCTCGGGTGATCAGCTTGCGCAGCCACGCGAAACGCTGCCCGGTGATGGTGACTTGAGCGCCGCCCACCTTGTCGTCGAGTTCTTCCCAGACCGCTTCCTCTGGGTCGGCAACCCGAGCAAGTAGCCGGAAATCCTTGTCCCATACTCGAAATAACGGAACCTGTGGGGGACGGTTGATGTACGCGTATCGCTGCCCTTCCAGCCGGTCCATCACTGCGCCGGTCATGGCGCTAGGTGGCATGGTCAAACCTCTGCGGCACCACACACCAGATGCGACCACCAGGACGTGAGTGATACACAGGCAACGAGGCCTCCGAGCGCGCCGGAATGGGTACCGAGAATCCCTGGCCGCGTAGCCTTTCCATGATGGTCTGCCCGCGCTCGCCTGCGTTGCCGGTGATTAGTGAGGCGATCTCCGAATTGCGGATGAACTGCAATCCGATGTTGTCTACCGGGTCCTTGTCGCTGATCGCGATGCGGTTGCAGGGGTCGGTATCGATCAGCGTGTGCTCGTCCTCGTAGAGCGTGAAGTCGATGATCATCTCCGGCTCGCGGTGACGGCGCAGACCACGCGGCGTCAGCCAGGACAGCCCGAACAGCCCGAGCAGACCGGGAAAGTCCTTGTGGTCCTCGGCATCTGGGTCGGTGATGACGGCGGCGGGGCCATCGGGGAGCATGATGCGTCCAGGCGCCTCGCAGATGAAGTACGGCTTGATTGGTACGTCACTGCGGTTGACCACGCGGATTGAGCCGGTTTTCTGCCCGTTGGTCGACTTCCACACGCCGACACGATCCGGGCGCCGCCAACGCGGGTCACCGGATGCGGCAAGGACCAGCTCATGAAGGCTGTAGTTGGTGTCATCGGCCGTCGGGTCGTCTTCGTAGATGGTGTGCACCGAATCGCGCAGCACGGGCAGCCAGACCTCGCCGTGTAGGCGTGAGGTGACGGTGAACCATGACGGGGTATCAACCTTGAGCCCGTCCATGAAGCGACGACGTGTGCCGTACCAGCCGAACGCGTGATCATCGATGAGCAGAGCCCGGAAAGCGATCTCATGCCGGCCATCGATCCATCGCTCGAAATACGGGGCACTGTTGGCCGTTTCGGACCACACGCCCTTGCCGGGGATCTCGCCGAGACCATCGATTGCGCCGTTGATCATCGCGCCCTCGACACCAGCATTGGGGCCGGATAGATGCCACACGTTGCCGTTGGTGTCGATGATGCGGGACTCGATATGTTCGGCGCGCATCCGCTCGGGTAGCGCTTCCCATGAGGTATCTGCGGGTAATGCCATCAGAATCCTGTCGGGACAGCGGCATTGAGCCGCGTCTGCTGGTCGGGCGCCGCTCGACGCACGGCGGTTGCGATCTCGTCGGCGCCGGGACCGTTGGCGGTGACCTGAATCGAGGCATCGACATTGGGTGGTTGGAGTCCGGGGATGTTCAGACCGGCGATGTTCAGCCCGCCCTCGGTGCCGGGGGCGTTCCCCTGGCCGGGTGCGGCGGTGCCGCCAGCGGAGACCGGGGCTGCCGAGGACGGCTGCCAGTCCGAGCCGGGTGTCCATCCGGGTTGCTGAATACCGAGCTGGCCGTCGATGGCGCCCTGGATCGGCCCCTTGAATGCCGTCATGAAGCTGTCAAACATCTTGAGCGGACCAAAGTTCGAGATATCCGGCAGCCACGAGCCGTCGAGGCCGAACGTCTCCTTGAGGAACGATCCGAAGATGCCGCCCGCACCGCTCAAGTCACCGCCGCCGCCAGGGCCGCCCCCGAGTCCGCCACCACCCTTGGGCTGCTTCGACTCGGTGAACTTGCCCTTTTTGGTCTGTTCCAAGTCGTCTCGGGCATCCTGGGCTTCACGCTTGGCCTTATCGAGGTTGTCCTGCGCGGCCATCCGCTCGGACTCCTTGGCCTTCTTGCTGAGATCGGCCACCCGCTGCTCGGCGCGCTTCACGCGGTCGTCGGCGTCGGTGACCTTCTGTTCGGCGTCGCGCACCTTGCGGGGATCACTTTGGTAGTAGCCTGGTTCGCCGCTGGGTCCAACGCCAGCGGTCGCACCAGCCGGGATACCGCCACCCATGCCGCCGCCACCTGCCGACAGTGGAGCAGCCGCGCCCGCGCCGCCGGACAGCGCTGCCGTCGGTACAGCAGTCGGGGTCGCACCGGCACCGCGCCCCTTGCCGAGGATCACATGCAGGTGATCCATGTGGTTCTGCGTCGGGCTGCCGCGATCCGGCATGCCGGTCCCGGTGGTGAAGCTGCCGCCGTATCCGTATGAGGTTTGGCGCCAGATGATTCCGTTTACGTCGAGCGTGGAGGCGTTCTTTTGCAAGAAGGCCAGCACGCTATTGCCGAGCGCCATACCCTCGGGCGAGCTGTAGTCCGGGATCATGACATCGATGGCGTTACCCGTGCTGTGCTCGCCGTAGCCGTCTTCGGAGCGGCGCCCGCCAATACGATTGATCTTGGGCCACATCTGCATGATGGTTGTGCGCAGAAAGTCAGCGCCGGGGTTCAGGCCCTCGGCATAGCGGGGCAAGCCGCCGTCAATCAACATCGCGCGCAAGTACTCGGCCGATGGCACCCATCCGGCATTGAGGGCGGCGACGACAGCGGCGCCGTTTCCGCGCATCGCAGCGGCCTTGACGACACCCTCATCGGTGGAGACCAAAGCCGTTGGGTAGCCGCGTGTATCAACGCCGATGATCGAGTCGCTAGTGCCGTTACCCGGCCCCCAGAGTCGGCCCGCGGTGGTACGCCCCGCGACCCCGCCAGCGGCCAGCATTGGCAACGAGGGGATGGGTTGAATAGTCTCGCCGCGACGCGGGACACCGGGGATGTCCGGCATGGTAAACGTCAGCTTCCCGGCCATGCTGTTCCACATCATGATTAGCCCGTTCACCATCGACTTGAACGAGTCTTTGATGCTGTCCCACATGCCAGTTGCCTTCTCTTTGATGGCAGCTGGCAGGTTGGAGAAGAAATCGACCATGGCGTTGAACTTGTCGCGGACGCCGGTCCAGACCCCTTCGGCGGTCTCAACCAGCCCGCGCCAGCCAGCGGCGATACCGTCCCAAACGCGTTGCAGGAAAGGCCACGCCGTGTTGGTGAACCAATCGACTACCGCTGATGCGGCCTCCTTTATGCCCTTCCACGCCGCATCGACGATGCGCCGGAATGTCTCAGAATGCTTATAGGCATAGATCAATCCGGCTGCAAGAGCGGCGATTCCGATGACGATAAGGCTGATCGGGTTGGCCGACATCGCGGCGTTGAGTAGCCACTGTGCGATCGTCCACGCCTTGGTAGCCGCGACCAGGGCGTAGTACCCGGCCGTCGTCGCGCCGGAGACCACCATCGACGCGGCCGCTGATGCCGCCGAGACCGCCATGGCGGCCAAGGCTGGCCCGAGCAGTGTGGTCAGGATGACGGCCAGGCCCCCGGCCAACTCCTTGTTCTCGCTGAAGAATCGCCCAACCGCGATACCGGCTGTTACGACGCCGGTAACGGTGTCCAGTAGCGTCGAGAATGCGCCCTTGACCAGATCGATGACGCCCGATTGGTCGATCTCCTTGAAGAAGTCTTTGACGTATGGGACTGCTGCCTTAAATCCGTCCTCGGCCTTGCCGATGCCCTCGGCGAGCCGGTCGGCCCACTCTTGGGCGGGTCCGCTGATTACGTCATAGAGCGCCAGCGAGAACGACTCCACCGCATTGCCGATACGCTCAACCGCGCCGGGTAGGCCCTTGGTGCGTGCGGCGGCCACATCGGCAGCGGCGCCCCCTCGGTCCATGGCCGTCGCCATCTTGTTGAATCCGTCGGCCCCCTCCTTGGCGCCGATGCCCGCCAGTCGGGCGGCATCTGAGCCGAACGCTATGGCGGCGTTCTCCTGGAACATCTGGGGGGTGAGCCGCTTGGAGGCCTCCTGGAGCTGACCCATGAGCGCGGCGAGCCCAACGAAATTGCCTTGAGCGTCGTAGGCCTGTACACCGAGGGCATCGAGGGCAGCCGATGCCTGATCAGACGGCGCGGCCAGATGCAGGAGCGCGGACTTGAGCAACGTACCGGCGTCCGATGACTTGATGCCGTTGTTGGCCAGCAGCGCGAGCGTCGCGGCGGTGTCCTTGGCGCTGATGCCGAATTGGTTGGCGACAGCCGACCCGGCCTGTAGGCCGTACGCGATGTCCGTGATTTCGGCGCTCGACGCGTTGGCGGCGTTGGCCAGAATGTCGGACATCTTGCCCGCGTAGTCGGCGCTGAGGCCAAAGGAGTTCAGGGCGTTCGACTGGATGGTGGCGGCCTCGGCGGCAGAGATACCAGCAGCGGCGGCCAGCTGGAGTGTGCCCTTGGCAGCATCCATCGACTGCTGAACATCGAACCCGCCCTTAGCCAGCTCGGTCATGGCGGCAGCGGCGTCGTTGGCCGAGGTGCCTGGCAAGCTGATGTCATTGCCCAGTTCGCGTGCCCGCGCGCTCACCTGCGCCATCTGCTCGGCGGTGCCACCTGATACCGCCTGCATCGTGTTCATCGACCGCGTGTAGTCCAACCCGACAGTGAGCGCCTTGGTCAAAGTGGTGGTGACGGCGGCGACACCGCCGACTAGGCCGGCCGCCCCCGCCAGACTCCCCGTCAGGCTCCGCGCGCCCGATGCGACAGCGCCGAGCGCATTCCCGGTTGATCCGCTGACGCGAGACAGAAGGCCGAACTTGACCGCCGTTACCTCGGCAGCGTCCCCGGATTCCTTTTGAGCCTTAGCGAGATTGACCTGGGCGTTGCGCAGCGCGCCAGTGGCGTTGGTGTGTGCGTTCTCGGCTTGTGTGAGGTTGCGTTGCGCGGCGGCCACCTTTTCCTGGGCTGCCGCCAACCGCCCGGCATCGGTGATGCCCTTGTCGCGCAACGCTTGTAGCTGAGCCTCGGCCACCTTGACCTTGCCGGTTTGGTCCTCAATCTTCTTGAGGGCCGTCGCGACTTTGGCGCTGGACGATTCGACCTTGCCCTTGGCCTGCTCGACGCCAGCGGCGATGGCCGCGCCTGCGTCCGCACCGGCCTTGGTTCCCGCCGCTTTCAGGGGTATCCCGAGCTTGCCTGCGATCTCCTTGGTGATGTTCTCGAAAGACAGCGCCACTGGGAGCATGGCGTAACCAATGTTGGTCTTACCGGACATCATTGACCCCCTCTTGCGTTGCGTTTGGCTCTGGCGATGTCATCGGCCACCGTTCGGCTGTTGTGTACCCGTGCGCGCCGTCGGGCTGATTCACGCCGCTTCTCCCGGCGCTCGGTGGCTTCCTTCTCCGCCTCGGCCTGCTCGCCGTTGCGGTCGTACTGGCGTCCGGTCCAGGCAGTCACCATGTCGGCCATCAGGTGCGCGTGTAGATCCCACGCTGATTTGCCGTTGGAAAAGTGCAGGGATAGAGCCGATGTGGCGGGTAGGTGCGTCACGCGTACATGGATCATGCGCAGCGTGAGCCGCCGTATCCCCTCGGAGTCCCGACGCCAGCGGTCCCGGTAGTCGATGTGGTGGAACGTCGAGAGATCGGCCTCGACGAGATTGGAGTGGAACCGGAGCAGGGCCAGGAACCCGCGCAGTGCAACACATGTCGGTGGCACTGCGCGGATCACTGGCGCAACTAGTTTCCCAACGCTGCGGTGAATCCGGAGGCTTCGGCGATGGCATCGGACAGCGCCCGCAGGTCCTTGACGGTGTTGTGCCGCGCCTTGAACGCGCCGTACTGTGCCGGTCCGAGCACACTTCGCAGCAGTGTGGACGGCAGTCCTCGCTCAGCTGCTTCCAGTGCTTCGATGGGCCAATCATCGACAGTGGCCGGAACTTCGTAATCGTGGCCGCCGTACTCGACCTGCTGAGTCTCGATGCCCTTGGCCTCGGCCTCGACCGGACTTGTTGTCTTTGCCATTTCAGTTTCTCCCTCGGCTCCCCGGCATTGACAGGTGAAGCCACCCCGCGCCGGGCCGAGGGAAACGGCGCGGGGTGACGACTGTGATTTACTTGGAACCCTTTGCCGTGCTTGGGGCGTGGCCCTTCGGCGGGTCCTCGGTTTCGGTCTCCGTTTCGGTGTCGGCCTTGGTAGCGGCGTTGATGGCCCGCGCCCGCTCGCCGCCCGATTCGACAACCTCGGGCTCGACCTCGCCGACGAGCTTGGCCTCTTTGCGCTCAATGAGCGCCTTGGCTGAGTTCTCATCGACCGCGATGACCGCCCCAACGGGGAAGTGCTCGGTTTCCTTGGTCAGTTCGATTCGGATCATGGCTACGCCGCCGACTTCTGGAGCGCGAACAGCTCCTTGTTGCTATTCGGGAAGATGCGGGCAGTGAACCCGTATCCGTCTGCGGCGCCTTCCTTCTCGTTGGCATTGGGTGCCCAGATGCGGGACCGCAGCTTGGAGATGTAGCGCGTGGTGTGACCGAGGTCGTCGACCAGCTGGAACGCGATGAAGCGGCTGGCGGGCTTGGGGACCACGATTGCCGTGTCCGTGGAACCGGGCCAGATGAGCGACGTGGTGGTCTCGTTGTCCTCCAGTGCGGTGAACTTGCGTTCCACCTTGAGGTTCTTGCTGGCCACCTTGACCACGCCGTAACCCCATGCGGTGATGTCGGTTTCGTTCCACTCGCGGGTGTTCTCGAAACCGTTGTCACCGTGCAGCAAGCCAACGTACTTCCACAGCGCGGGCCACGGGTCGGTGATCGTTGCCGGGAGGTTGTTGGTGGTTGCGGGCGAAGTGATGTCGTACGGACTGTCCGTGCCGGTGTAGATCAGCACATCAGCGCCGTCCCACAGCTTCACATTGTCGGCATTGCCTGCCATGTGATTCTCCTTCTTGTCGAGTCCGGGCGACGGCGCGCACGGACAAACACCGACAACCCCGGTGGCGGTCGGTGAAACTTGTTTTGCGGTCCTTGGCCCGCTTACTGGGTGGTGATGTGAATGCCGGCCGATGCGGCAGCGCGCGAAAGCACGCCGTCGGCGGCCTGGTCGAACGCGGGAACCTTGACGGCGGCCACGGCGCGGTCGGTGGTGTACTCGACCACCTCGGCGTCAACACCGGTCGCCGCCGCGATGTCGTCGGCCACTGAGGTCACAACGGCCTGTGCCTGAGCGCTTTTGGCCAGCTCGGCGATGGCCTTCTTGTTCAAGACGAACGTTGGGTCCTTAGCCATCAGATCTCCCTGGACCGTGCGTGGACATTCACGAGAACCGAGGCGAGCGCTGCTCCAGTCTTGGGGTCACGGGATTCGAGCACCACGCCGACGCCGGAGACTTTGAAACCCGGCACTCGCGCGGTCGAGAGGTGACCGGCTGCGGTGCAAGCGAGTTCATTGACCGCGGTGCGGACCTTGCCGCGCACGGTGACGCGAATGACGTGATAGGAGCGCACAATCTGGCCGCCCCAGGACACCACGACCGGGCCGCCGTCGTCGGAGAGCACGATGACCGGCCCCGTGTCCGGTGTCCACTTGTCCGGAACCACATCGGCGAGCGTGACTCCGGGAAACTTCGGGCCGAGCCAGGCGCGCAGCGCTGGTGCAGGGTTAGCCTGTACGCGCATCACTCGCTCTTGCCGGTCGCGCCTATGGCGAGGACAGCCACGATGCCCCGATTGGTGCGCGGTGACACCCAATCAGCCACGCGGGCAAAGCAATCCTTGCCACGAACGTGAACCTTGTCGTTGTCCTTGACCTTCCCACGGTCGGAAATGGCAAGGTACACGGTAAATTCGGTCTGCTCCAGATCGCCGCCAATGCCGAACTCGCGCAGCGTGTTGCCAGGTGCGATGAACTTGGGAGTGAGTTCGAACGGTGCGCCATCGGGTTTAGGGTCCCCGCTGTTGTCGTAGCCGAACGTCGGGGTGACGGTGACGGTCTCGGCGGCCATCAGGCGGGGTCCTCTAGGCAGTACTTGTCGAGCGTGGCTCGCTCGGATCCAGAAAACGCCGATCCGTCGGCGACCTCTTCGGCCGGGAACCACTGATATGGCCCAATAACCTCGCGGCCGGTGGCATCGTCGGCCTTGCGGCTGACCATGGACAGGATTGCCAGATTGAGGGCAGGCAGATCGTCATAGCCGTGCGTGATCTTCGCCTTGACTCCGCGATACCGATCAGTCCAGTAGCAGCGACCAGGCTTGCGGAGCATTCCGCACTCGGACCACTCGATAGCGGAAACATCCAGTGCGGCGCCGTCTTCGGTGAGCTCGGTTAGCGCGGTGAGGTGAAGGGTCGGGAGCGCCAGCTCGGACGCCCCCGACCCGTCGATGGTCACCTCGTCATCTTCTTTGGGCGGGGTGATATGCCAACCGCAGTAGTCGCGCACCGCGCCAATGGCTGCTGCGAGCAACTGTGCTGTCAGCGGGTCATTCTCAGGCAAGCGGCCCTTGGTGGCCACCGCGACCTCAGCCTTGGTCGGCAGTGCCACCGTCGGCCTTGTCGTCGGCAACGCTGGCGTCAGCAGCGTCACCGGCCTTGTTCTGCGGGGCCTGGCGTCCCTTGTTGGCGGCACCCTTACCCTTGGCCGCCGCCTCGATGGGCGTAAGGCCCCGGCGCTCGGCGTCCGCGTCGCTGAGTTGCAACGTGGTGGTGTAGCCGTTGATCTCAACCTCGTATTGCTTCACTGGTCCCTCTTCCTGTGGTGGTGTGACGGGCGGCCAAGTTTCGCCGCCCGTCGTCCCGATCAGAGCCACGGTTACGCGGTCAGGTCGAGCTTCACGAATGCCGACGGACGGGTGACGCCGAACGCCACGCGCTCCTCGGCCAGGACGGCGACCAGGTTTCGCACAAAGAAGTCTTCGTGCGAGTCGGTCATCGTGACCGTGGTGTCTTCGCGGTCCCAGATGACGGCCTTGGAATAGTCGCCGAGCAGACCCTCGCCTGCGGGCTGGTCCTCGGACTCGACCACCGGCACACCCCACACGGTGCGGTTCGAGATTGCCTGCGGCCCGCCGTAGTAGTACTGGTTGTTGGCGTCCTTGGACAAATCGATGGTCTCGGCATCGGCCGGGTTCAGCAGGAGTGCGGTCGGGTTGACCCGGCCGACGATGCGAGCCTTGGTGATGCCCCGACGAACCGTGGTGAACAGGTCGGTGTCCCATGCCTGATTTTGCAGACCCGAGGTGTTGCGAATGCCGGTGATGTTCTCCCCGTTGCCATCGCCGTTGAGCACCTGACCCTCTTCGGCCTCTTCGATGTCCTTGCGGAGTTCATCGTTGATCAGGTCCTCCAGCTGAGACACATCAGCAAGTGCGCGCTTGGTGGCGGGCACCCACTCGGCGATTGTCTTGACCGTGGCCGAGACGACCTGAAATGCCCAGCTGCCCTCGGGCTTGTAGCCACCGCCAGCGGGCTTGACCAGTGCGCCAGCGCCACCGGGCGCGGTCGGCGCCGCCGAGCTGGTCGCTTCCGCGACGACCGCCGCCGCGTTCGTGTGGCTGGTCTGCTGCACGAACTCCACGGTGTCGGACTGAGTGCGGCGGACCGAGATCAAGTCGCGCAGGCGCAGCGTCTTGCGGCCCAGCATCTCCACGATGTCGGTGCGCTCGTTGACGACGAACGCGCCACCGGAGGTAGAGCTTGCGCCCGTGAACAACGACTTGCTCCGGATGGGCGAGGCGATGTGAATCGGGTTGGTGTTGATGTGCGTGCCCTTGGGAACGCTGATCGACCCATCGGGCCGGGTGAAGGGCTTGAGCATCGCCTTGAACTCGGGCGAGCCGACGACCTCCAGACCGAGCGCCTTGGCGCGTTCACGAACGGGCTTGTTGCCCTGTGCGTCCAGATCCTCGGACGCTGGCCGGCCGATCTCATCGGCGAGCGCCTTGGCCGAGTTGAGCACCCCGAGATCAGCCTTGGCGACCTTGATCTGCTCGAGCATTTCGGTCGCGGCCTTCATGGCGGTGTCGTAGTCCACACGGGTGTCGGATGCCCACTCGCTCGGGTTCTTGTCGGCGTTGGCCTCGATGATGCTCTTGGCCTTCGCGGTGTGTGCAAGCGCAGCCTTCTGGAGGTCGGCCAGCTTGGTTGCCGTCATCAGCATTGGTTTCTCCTTTGAGAGGTGTTAGACGCTCAGCTCGATTTCGAGCGTGAGCATTTCCAGTGCCGAGGTGTCGACGGACGGTGTTTGGCTGGCCTCTCCCGATTCCGATGCCTCGGAATCCTTCTGAGACGGACCACTACCGCTGGCCTTTTCCTCGTCAGATGTGCTGTCGAGCGCGGACAGGACACGGCCGATGGCCTCGTGTGCCCCGCGTAGTTCGCCCTCGTTCTTGGCCGACAGCACGCGGCCAGCTTTGATATCGCGCAATGCGCGCTCGGCGACCGATGGCATGGACTTCACAGCCAGGATCTCGGTCTCTTGGTTGGCGCCGATAGTCACCACCGACACCTCGTAGAGCTTGAGTTCGCGCAGCTCCCAGACGTGCTCTCCGTCGTGAACTGCTGGACCCGAGTCGATCTCGTCGTAGGCAAAGGACATCTGCCGAACGCGGCGGCCCTTGAGCATGCGATAGGTCTGCAATGCCTTCGGGTTTTCCAGATCGAGATCGCCAACGATCTTGAGGCCAACGGCGTCTTGTTCGGCAACCGCACAGCCGCCGATGTTGTAGTCGGGATCGGACATGTTGTGCCCGAACAGGACCGGGATAACATCGCCTGATTTTGTCCATTCGGCAAGGGTTTTGGTGAACGCACCAGGCATCACGACATCGCCATAGGAGTCCTTGTTGCCGAATACCGAGGCGTACGCAATGAATTGGCCATCGCTGAGCCCGTCGTCTGGTCCGGCCTTGAGTTCGATTGTCGCGCTCTTGGTGAGCATTAGTCCTCCAGCTCATCGGGGTTTTCGTCGACCGGCTTCTCGGTCGGTGTCATGTCGGGCGCGGGTGCACCCTCGGCGGGTACCGGGTTTTGGTCGCCGTTCTGTGTGGTGTTCAGGGGACGGAGCAGCTTGTCGCCGCCTTCAATCGGCGGCCGGTTGTCCATCGCCCGAGCCTCATTGGCCGTCATCGTCGGACCGCCAACGGCTTTCGTGATGGCGTCCTGCCGGGTTACGAAGTCGCCGGAGAGCTTCTCGCGCAGGTTGAACTCGGCATAGAATCGGTCGGGGTCACCCTCGAAGTCCGGAATCAGTTGCAGCGCAATCTCATCCTGAATCATCGAAAGCCATGGACCGAGCGCGTCTGTATACAGCATCTTGCGCTGCTCGGTGATATTGGAGAACGTCGCGTGATCCAGGATTCCAACCATGGGCGGCGGGATGAAATACGCTGAGGCCACTTCCTCGCGAGTCAGCTTGCGGCCCTCTACGTATTGCAAGTCCTTGGCTGTCTGGCTGGCCTCGACGAACTTCATGCCATCTTCGAGAATCGGCGTGCCGCCCGCCTGTGGCCCGTTGCCGCTGTACTGCGCCTTCCACTGCGCGCGGAACTTGTCCTTGGCGGTTTTGGACCAGTCGGGTGCGTCCTTGGGCCGCTCCAGATACCCGGACGTGCGGGCGCCGTTGTTCATGATCTGCTCGCGCATCTCTGAACCGGCCCATGCCTCGCGCAACGACTGGCGTAGCGATTCAAGGGGCGAGACCCCGAAATCTTCGTCGCCACCGTAGCCACGGAAGAACACCATTTGATCGGCGGGTACTTGCTTGGTTCCGCGATTGCCCTTGATCTCGAAATACTCTGGTGTCAACCAGTTATCGCCGCACGGCTTGACCATTCGTGGTGGGATTCTGACCAATCCTGTGGTCTGCTGATCGACCTTGGTCTTGGTCCAAAATGCGTTGTCGTAGATCGCAAAGTCGTGCACAAGTGCATTGATCATCCGGTACCGCGTGGTCCACGGGTTCGGCTGACGTAGCAGCTTGGCCAGTGGGTGATCGTGCAGCCGCTCGCGGTCGGTGTCGTCCTTGCGTTCGTACACCGGCAACCCGAGTTGCGCGATGTTCCGGGCGAGGAACGTCACCACCGTGCGCACGGCTGATTGGGTCTTCCAGATCTGGAGATAGTCCGCGGCGAGGGTCGACGAGAGGTAGATCTGTTGTGGTGTGCGGTATGTCGGCTTGGAGAGCCCGCGTACGGCGCCCTGCGATAGAACGAATCCCATGATCAGGGACTTACGATCTGCACATAGTCGATGTTGACCTCGCTGAGCACGATCTCGCCGTCAGCGGGTACCGCGTCAACTCCGGGCTCGTGAATCATGGCCCCGCGCAGTATCAGACGTGGCATTAAGCGTGGCCCGGTGACCTTGACGAGAACGCCGGACACGGCATTGCCGGAGTACAGGGAGCACAGAACCTCACGGTTCAGTCCGGGGTGCTTTCGACTAAACAATCATCAGCTCCTCGTCTTCATAGGCCGAACGGCTCTCCGGCTCAAGTGTTTCCAGACCCCATACCGCGCCAATGACGGCTTGCAATGGTGCTGCGTCGGTGGGCGATTTCGCCCGGTCGATGACCCACGCGCCTTGTGAAAGCACCTTGATTGCCGCGCTGGTCGCCGCCGCGTCGAGGCCAGGGTGTTCCAGGTGGCGCAGGGTGCGCTCGTTCATGTGGTCCCAGACCTTGCCGGTAGCAATGCCAAGATCGGCGCCGCCCCACTCGATCACGTTGAGGCCTTCGGCCTTGGCGTCATCGATCAGGGATGTCACGGGTGCGCCGTTGGACTGCATGACCACCCCGGCGAAACCGTCCTTGTGCTCCACCAGCCAGGGGATTACCCAATCGGTTCCGGAGCGGTCGGCGCTTATGCCGGCCACCGGCTTGCCGTCATCGTCGAGGCCGACACGCGCGACGTAGGCGTGGGTGCGAGACCATGAAACGTCCACGCATACAACCCGTTGACTGCCGTCGGTGGGACGTGCCGTGTTGTCCAGGGTGTCGGCCCATGAGCCCTCGGGGAACGGTCCGGCGTCGGACATCGAGACCCACCGGCACAGCACCTCGGTCTCGAACATGTGCGGCGGGTTGCCGCGCAGCGCCCCGGCGATAGCCCGCTCGGTGACGCAATCCTCGGTGATCTCAGTGTGATTCATCGATGGGTTGGCTTGCGCCCACGCTTGCCGGTCGGTGCGCTTGGCCTTGGGGGGAGCTGACCATTCAAACCAGCCGGTCATTTCCTCGTCGGCGTGCTCGGCGAGGTATTCCTCCATCTCGGCGTCAAGCTCGCCGAGTACCGCCGCGTCCGCGTCGCCGTCGGGCCACCCGAGCGCCTGGTGTGCCGTGGTGCGCAGCCAGCGCAGGACGATGGACATTGCGTCTCCGGCATTGGAGAACGCCCACGCCTGGCCACGGGGACGCGCGTTCATCGCGTTGGTGACGGCGGCCCACGATTCCCAGTTGGTGTGCTCGCGTAGCTCGTCGAGCAAGATCAGGTCACCGGAGAAGCCACGACCGCCGCGACGGGTTGCGGCGGCCACCTGGTAGTCGCGATACCACGGCGTCTCGTCAGTCTTGGCCAGGCGCAACATCTTCGGGTGACCGCGGTCTACCTTCTCGATGAGGTGCGCGAGTTCCTCGTCGCCCTCGGCCCACTGAACCGCCTCGTCCCAGGCCTTCTCGGCGCGGGCGAGATCCTGCGCGGTCCCGATGACCATCTTGGAATCGAGCGCGTACAGGTGCCAGAGCGCCAGCACGAGCAGGATGAGTGACTTGCCGTTCTGGCGGGCCACTTCGACGATGACAAACCGGAATCGGTAGGTGCCGTCCTCGTTGAGCTCCAGCGCGTGAATCAGCAGCCACTCTTGCCACGGGAACAACCGCAGTCCGAGCAGCTGCTCGGCGAACGCGATGCACGCGAACCCGTGTGAGGTCTCCGGCGTCAGCTCGCGGCGCGGCGGGGTGAAGATGCGCGGCTCGGTGCACCCGAGGATGCGCTCTGCACACGCGGTGCTCAACCCGTGGCCTCGCCGGTTCCGGTCTGGCGGGTCATCGCCCGCACGGCGGCAAGCTTGCCCTTGCCGACGCTGCCACTCTTGCGCAGCTTGTCCATGAGCTCGGAGAGCTGGCGGGCGGCCGAGGGGTGCTGCGCGATGGCGAGCTGGTTGTCGAGCACCCGCGCCAGCGCGTACGCGGTCTGCACCAGGCCGGGACGCTTCTCGGCGACCCCGAGTGCATCGATCTCAGCTATCACGCCCTGCTGTACATCGCCAATGACCTGCGCCCTCGGCGCGCTCTGCTCATCACCGGTGTTTGCTGGCATCGACCGCACGGACGCCAATTTGCGTCCGGACTGTTCCGCGCCCTTCTTGCGCTGCCGGAGTTCCTTGCGGTACTCGGAGTTGGCTAGTTTGCACTGGTCGCAGCGGCATCCGGCCAGGTAGCGGGTGCGATTGTGTACGTCAGGCATGGGACACGCCTCCTGTACAGCGGTCGCGGGATATGTTCACGTCCAACGGCGTTTGCGAAAATGGAGCCTTACCGCGGAGTCGCCTGGCCTGCCATCTCCAGAGATTGCGACCCCATACCCCGCCATTGGGGCTCAGAGGCCTCACCAGTCGGCCGGAACCCAGCGGCCCGTCTCGGGTGGGGCATCCTGCCGTGATCGGTTACAGCTGCAATGCGAGGGCCGCAAGTTGGTCATGTCGTACGCGAGGTGAGGGTGCGTGACGACCGGGTGATAGTGATCGGGCTCGAACGCCTCGGGTGTTTGTGGTGGCGCCTCGTAGTCGATGGGCTGACGACAGCGCCAGCACACGGCGCGTGTGGCCTTGCACCGCTGCCTGAACTCACGCTTGACCTTGCGCTCAAGACTTCCGTTGCGCAGGTTGCTCATGTGGTCCTATCGACGAGGTGGGCGCCATGTCGAGTAGGCGGCCATGAGTGCCGAGGCCAGCGCCGGGATGTCCTGCATGGGCAGCACGTCGGGCACGTTGCGGATGGCCACCTGGTCACCACGTGGACTGATCAGTACCTCGCCGTCGGCCCATGGTTGCGCGGTGATGGGTACTCGCACGGATCGGCGGCCGGTGTCGTCGGTCTCGACATTGGCCAACCTCACGAGTAGGTAGCCCTCGGCCTTGAGGTTGGCGGGTAGTACAGCTGCGATGGCCTCGGCCACGCGCTCTTGGGAGTAGACGACGTGCTCGGACTTGCCGGTGAACCGCTCCGTCACCGTGGCGCTGAGCAGGTTGGGGATGCTCGCGATGATCCGGCTGATAGCACCCTGCGCGTTCATGGGCACGTTCTACGCCGAGGCTCTGACAGCACCCCTGATACGACGAAACCCCCAGCTAGGCCGGGGGTTTTCGTGCCGTAGACATAGATCTGCCCCCGACATGTTGAGCGCCATTTTGCCACACGCTCGCATCGTGGCTGGTCAAGCGCGCTTAGCGTGTCGTGGTCGCTGCGCCCTGACCTGGCGCACGTCGCCAATGCGAACCATCTGGTGACCGTGAACGTCGTAGCCGCGCACCGACACCTGGCCGTTCTGTATCCACCGCTCCAGAGTCCTTCTCGGCACGTGCTCATTGAGTCGGGGCAACACCACGTCCACCAGCTCGCGCACCGTGACATTGCGGTCGTCCAGACCCGCCAGGTTGTACTCCAGCACCTCGGCGGCCACATACACCAGCCCGCACTGTGGGCATTCGACATCGATGTTGGGCGGGCGCACAGTGAGCGCATAGCCACAGACGGTGTCGGTGTCCCCCCTCTCGGCGCGGGCTTTGAGCACCTCATCGGGAGCGGGGTCGGTGACACACGGGCCGATGGTCGTCGGCTCCGGAGGGCGATTGACTACGCGTGTGGCAGAACGGAAAACCCGCTCGATCTCGTCGCACACCTCGGCGGCGTTCTCCTGTAGGGCCACGTCGCCAGCGTGCCGGTATAGCCACTTGGCCATGCGCGCCAAGGTCGTCACCGGCAGCGTGTCCTCGTGACGCTTGCCGGTGTACGTCACCCGCAAGTTGTCGACTGCGGGCTCGGGCGCGCGCAACTCGGGCGCCCCGTCGCAGTCGTCGCACAGGGTGCCGGTCGCGGACGTGGGCAGTGCCACGTAGCACCGTGCGCAGGCGTCCGGCAGTGCAACGGTCGTCGCATCGGGTACGTAGGCCTGCGCGGGCTCGGGGTCAATGACGGGCGCGAGGTTTGGCCGCGCGCGGAACGTGGGCACCTCGAGTCCCCGTAGCTCGCACATGTCGCGGATGGTCGTGGACAGCGCGTTGCCGATGCGGTCCAGTTCGTCGCTGGCGTGCCCGTTGGCTCGGCCGAGGGCCAGCGCATGCCATAGGGCGGCCTGGTGTCGTTCCTGCTGGTCCTTTTCGGTGGGCTCGCTGTCCTTGTCGCGGGGGAACGGTTCGACGTGGCTCACGAGGCTGTCGTCGCCGTGGAGTACTCGACGACGGCCACCGCGACCGCTTGGGCTCAATCGTGCTTGGCCGACTGCAGTCTCGGTGAGCCGGTCGAGCCACCAGGGGAGCGCGCGCAGTCGGTCGCGAAGCTCGCTGACACACGCCTTGCACACGAACAGCTCGGTAGCACGGTCGCAGCGCTTGCACTTAGTCACAGGGCATCCTCGATACGCGTCGATTCGATTGCAGGTAGGGGCATCTCGGCGTCGATGGTCTCGTGCCGGGGCGGGTCGAAAGACAGGAATGCGACGGGTTGTGGCGGGTCGCAGTCGCGATACTGGTCGGCGTGCCAGACCGACCAGTATTGAGGCTCTGAGTACGGCCGCTCGTGGCAGTACGACGCGGCCCGGACCTCGGCCACCTCATAGTCGCCTGGTGGCTCGTCGGTCATCTGCATGATGACCGGCGTAGTGGGGTCAAACTTCGCGAGTTGTGCGATGAGCTGGCCGGCATTCATGCGTTGCCACCGCCCGAATCATCTTCGGGCTGTTCGCAGTCGGGCCACGTTTCGCCTATGAGGCAGCGGTCGTATCCCTGCTCGGTGACATCGCGTTGTCCCTTCCGGGTGCCGTCATCGAGCTTGAGTGTCCATGTCTCGGGGTGGACAATGGGCACGAAATTCGTTGTGCAGATCGGTGTTTTACCACCGCTGCATGTGGTTATCGGGAGCATTTCGGTCCACTGCGGATGGTGCTCGCCACCGGTCACGATGCCGCGCTCCATTGGCGCCGGTCCGCACGCCGTCAGGCTCAGGGCCGTTGTCGCGACTGCGAGAAAGCGCCTCATCGCGCACCACCGGCCGCGAACGCCTCGAACACCACTGCGGCACGGTCGGAGTGGAATACCGGCTCGCAGTGGCCGACGTACTGGATGCAGATGGCCCATTGAGGTTCACGCCAGGGCCACACCCGAGGGGTCTGGATCAGGTGTTGGTGGATGCGCCACGGCGCGGCCGTGCGTGTCTTCGTGCTGATCACCCCGGACTCGATGGTGCCGACAAACTCGCCGTCGAGCCAAACCCCGTTGCATAGCAGGCCGTCGGGTAACTGAACCGCAACGCGGTCGCCATTGGACAGCAGCGGTCCGACGAACTGCTCGGGTGTCGCTTTCTCGGTCATCGTGTCTCCGTTCGGTGGTCGATTCCTGGGGCTGAGTTGAACGCTGGCGGGTTTTCAGGGGGTTGGTGACTATCCGGTCGCAGCGGGGGGACTTTCGAGCGCTGCGCGGGCTCTGGCAGCTCCGGCCCTGGCGACTTCGGTTCGGTCGATGTGATCGCAGACGCGGGTGCCGTCGTAGCCGTCGGAATCGCAGATCTCGCAGACCGAAATGGCGGCGAGCTTGGCCTCCAAGGCTGCCTGCTGCTCGGATTCGCGCTCTGTGCGGTCGATCTCGTCGCGGGTACGCCGCGCGTCAGCGCAGGCGCCACAGGGCGCGCTCGTGCCGCCGGGATGCTTCGAGCAGTGAGGGGGTGGGGGGTCGCCCGCGTCTACCAACGCAAGATCCCCTACCAACTGATTACTTACTTGGTGTGGAGTGGTGTGGGGTGGTGTTGTTGGTGGGACAGACGCGTGACCGGACGCGTGAGTCACGGTGTCTGTCACGCGTGACCGATTGCGTGACTTAGCCTTCCGTTGGCGTGCCTGCTCCCTGGCCGCAAGTATGTTGACCTTGAGGTTCTCTGGTTTCCAGTCGTGGAACCACCAACCGGCCTCGCCATCGTTTTCGCCTCGGCGCCACAGCTCCGCATCGACCAATTTCTTGGCCTTTACAACGCCTTTCGGCTGCTGTTTTACCCACCATTCGGCCACAAAACCGTCCGTCAAATAGGCCATGCAGTGCGATCCGGCGCGCGTCCACATGCCCAACGCCTCGTCTCCGGCGCGCTGCGCCTTGGGGTGTGAGTGGAACGCGTCATCGACGGGGAACCACATTTGTGGTCGCCACCTTTCTCTCGGGAGTGGTTCGGAATCGCTTCTGATCGCAGCCGTCGCACCGCGGTCTACCCGGCGCGTGCGGCTCGGTCAGGCACACGATGCACAGGCCCGCGCGGTAGGCCTTGCTCGTCTCCGGGGTGCGGGTCATTCGTCCGGCCAATCGGTGATCGAGTACTCCGGATCGTGGTTGGGCGTACCGAGCATGAAAGGCCTGCCGTCAGCCTGGTAGTGACTGATCCGGTGGCATCCCCTGGTCTTCGGGGTACGTATGGCCACCACCTCGCCGCCAATGACCGGCGAGTGAGCACTCCACACGTGCATGCGCCGTAGGTTGATCAGCCGGTGTTCGCGGTCGGTGAACTTCCACGCACGGCCCCAGTAGATGAGCGCACAGCGGTGCGGTATCCGGTTACGCCACACGACGACCAGAGGCTCGGGTGGCGTACTCATGCGCAGGCTCCGCAGCCGCAGACGTTGGTGAGCTTGCCGTCGATGGGGAACCAAGTGCCTCGGCAACTGTGCTCGGGGCACAATGCAAGCGCGTAGCCGCTCACATCACACCTGACGAGTTGCCAACCCTCCGGCGCGTACGACCGCACCTCTGAGCCGTTCTCCATGTCGTTGAAATAGACATCGACCGTCTCGGAGGCATCGCAATCGGTTGCGTCACATTCGAGTTCGACGAAGATCACTGCACCACCTCGAACATCGGTTCCATCTGTGCCTCCAGCGCGGCGGTACGGGTCCGCTGGCGGGTCTGTGCGTGGTGCTCGGCGTCGTAGTGCAGATGACAGCCCTGGCACATCGCGCGCAAGTTCTCGTCGCGGCAGTCCTCGGGGGTGTGATTCAGGTGCGCGACGGTCAGCACGACGCGACTGCCAGTGCCGTAAGCGCGTAGCCCTTGACGATTGGAGCAGCGGCCTCGGTGTGTGTTGCGGCCACACTCGCCGACGCATTCGCACTGGCTTTGCGCGCGGACGAACCGGATACGGCGCGAGATCTCGGGCCAGTCCTTCGGGTAGCGGGCACGGTTCTCCGGGCGGATGGGCATCAGGCCACCCCATCGACTTCGACCATGAGTGACTTGCGCAGGCACATGGCGGTGCCGTCAGTATCGATCCGGCCACGGTTCGCCGCCGCTGCATAGGCAAGCTGGTGGTCGCCTTCCAGCTGCACCCATATCCACGTGTCATCCTCGCGGACCACAACGCCTCGAATGCGCCCCTTGCGCGAATGTTCCCATGTGCGGGTGGGCAATTCGGCCTCGATGTCGTCAGCCATCAGAACACCCACCAATCGCCGTCGTCGTCGACAACCACGACTACCCACCCTGTGAGCACCAGCACCGTAAGGGCAATCAGGATCATCAGCCAGTGCCAATCGATGAGAATCCAGTCGATCATTTGTTCCACCTTTCTGCACATGTGTTGCAACGAAATTCATCGCCTCGTCGGGTGACGAGATCGCCTGGCTGTATCTGAATCCCGCAGCCGCCGTGGCACTTCTCGCGCTGTGGTGCGTAGTAGCGGTAGATCGGCTCGGGAGTCTCGACCGGCGCGGGCGTGTTCATGCGCTCACCTCGAATAACTCAAGTTGGCCGACCGGCTCAACCTCGATGGTGAACCCGAGGGCGCGGTCGAGTAGATCCTCGGTCCAGTCGTTGCAGCGCCAGTACTCGGTGCGGGCGTCGAGTTCCTGTTGCTCGGTGGGCGGGCAGATGCGGTCGCCCATGTAGGCGTACCCGCACGGCGTACTTCCGCAGTGGCAGAATCGATGACTAAGGATCGCGTTACGTGTTGACGCGCTGGCACACTCGCGCATCTCGTCGCGAAGGTCGGCGGGCAGAGACTTCGCAAACTTGTTGATCTGCGCGGTCGTTACCGTCACGACGGGGACACTGGTCGATACGATCTTGTTGCCACCGCATTGGAATCCACGGATGTAAGAGGGTGCGCCGTCGAGCCCACGGCCGGTGCCGCCGTACATGGACTGCATGAGATGGGCGACGCCTGCGCTGCCGATAAGGCAGTCGCGCATCGCCCAACCGCCGACCATCCGCAGTAGCCAGCGCTGATCATCGGTCAGCGTCACGCCGCCACCTCGCGAGGTGGCATAGGCGAGTAGCTACCCCACGCCGTTCCCAGCAACACGAAATCTGCTGACCAGTACCGAATTCGGGTCGCATGACGGCAGGGCATGACATCGATGTACTCGCCGAGCGGGTAGTCGTCGTCCATCATTGGTCCTCGTCTTCCATGCGCGCGATGTGCACCAGGCGGCCTGGTAGCAGTTGGCCAGGGCTGAGCGGGTTGTGACAGTCCTTGCCCACCTTGGCTTTACAGATTGGGCAGCGGCGGGTGAGCGCCCCGGCATATCGGGGGTCAGCCCGATCGGTGATGACCGGGGCGCTCACGTGGCCTACTTGCCGAGGTTGGATGCGTAGACCGGCACGCCAAGCTCGTTGGCGAGGTCGCCGGTTACCTGCGTCCACGCATCGCGCACGAGGTGCTCGTACGGTTGTGGGACCAGCGCGAGGCCTAGTTGCCCCTGGGAGATGTCCAGGCGCAGCCAGCACCGGATCTCGATCAGTGGGTAATCCTCGAATGGTCGCGCCGACAGGGTGATCTCGCGCGGCACTTCCAATTGCCGCGTCGCGGTGCCCGCCTTGGCCGAGACTTCCTCGCTGTAGGTCAGGTTCACGCTGCCGGTGGCGCGTTTGATGCTCGACTCGAACGACCCCTTGCTCGACGCCCGCACACTGTCGACAATCTCCACGATCTCGGCGGCAGGGTGCGAGGTGATCAGGTGACCGGCCGACTCGATGAGGTCGCCGAATTCGAACTGACTGTGAAACTTCCCGTCGGCCGCCTTGAATAGCGTCGCCCAGTCCGGATCGGGAACGAATTGCAGGACAAGGGCATCCGCACGACGCGTGTACTCGCTCTTGGCATCCGAGTAGAGCTCGTCATAGATCGCGGTGATGGCGCCGTACTGACGATTGCCCCACACCGTCGAGCGACGCTCGATAAGCGGACGGCGCTTGATCTCGTCGAGGAATGAGACGGTATCCGTGACGACTCGCGACGCCGCGTTACGCGGGGGGAACGCGTTGGGGGCCTGCTCGCGCAGGTCGATGACGCGGGCATCGAGTCCTTGCTCACCATTGGCGGTGATCAGGTAGACCGGGCCGTCTGTCGTCGTGTCTGTCGGCTCAATGAGCTCGACCGTCTCGGAGGGGTAGTCAATTACGTTGTCGGACATGGGCACTTAACTCCTTGATGGTTGGTTGGTTACTTGGTGCCGTAGTACATAGCGGCGTTATCGCGGGAGAGCTGACCCTCGCCGTCGGCAAAGAAAATGGTTCCAGCGGGGTCCTTGGCAGGGGCGCTGACCACATCGGGGACCAGGCACACCGCGCCGGACTCGCGGGGCTCGACCTTGATCTTGAGCGTCACGCACCCGCCCTTCTTGCCGGTCGCCATTGCGGCCTCGACACATTCGTGTAGAGCCTTGGTTGCGGCGGACTGCGTGCGGCCCTTATCGAGCTGCGTCAGCACCACGATGAACTCGGTGATGTCGCCGGGTGCAAGCTCGGTGCCTTCCTCGGCCTTCTCGGTTTCGTTGTCAGACATGTATTTCCTTTCTGGTGGGTGGGGTTACTGTTGGGGTGGCTCGGCTTTCAAGTCATTGATCACCGCCTCGGCATCACGCTCGGAGAGATCGTCGAACCGGGGGAGCTCCCGGCCGATCACGTTCCCGAGGTAGGCGAGCGTCTGGGCTGTCGCGTCCGGTCCTCGGAATGTCAACTTCGCGTTGGCCAGTAGGCCCCGGATGGTGCCGAGATCCTTCTTGCTGGCCAGGAACTCGCCTTGTGAGTTGGTCTCGCTGGGGTCCGCGTCAGGGGTGCCGCTGCCGTCCGGCGGGGTGTCGACACCGCCGACCGGCGCGGGAGTCTGAGCCGGTTCGGGCGCAGTGTCGGCGGTCTCCGGCTCGGGGGTAGAGGCTTTCGACTTGGCGAGCTCAGCATTGGCGTTCGCGGCGGCGGTCGCGGCCTCCTTGGCGATCTCGGCGACGGCGGTTATCTCATCTGTCAGTGACGATGTGGCCGGGAACGCTTCGGCCTTATCCATGCCGTCGCGAGTGATCGACGTGTACGTGATACCCATCTGCGCGACATCGCCTGCGTCCCAAGCGCCGCGCTTCTTGCCGATCTTGTTCTCCAGCTGCGCCTCGGAGACACCGAGCTCGCGGAACTTGCCGAGCATGATCTCGACGCGCTTGGGCAGCGGTATGCCCTCGCCGTTTTCGATGGTGTTCTTGCAGATGTTCTGCGCTTCCTCGGTGAACCACTTCGGCAGGATGGCCGAAATGCACTCGCGGACAGCGCGAGCACCGGCATTGTTGTTGTTGTTCGTGATGTCGCCGAGGTCGGTCAATTCCTGTCGGCGGCCCTTGGCCATCCGGGCGTGCGGGACAATGAAGGTGCGGGTGGCGCGGGTGTTGGTCTGCACATCCCAAGCCCACGCAAGGATCTCGGATTCGGCCCTGTTGTCGTCGCGGTGTAGCTCGTTGACGCCGTACTGGACGTTGCCCCACACGCGGGCCAGCTCGCGCATGAGGTGAACGGACGGCCCGGTACCACGGTTCTTGACCTGATAGAACGCCTGCTCTGCCATGGTCATGCGGCCACAGGCGTCGCGCATCTCGGCCTCGGCGCGGTTGAGGTCCCGTGGGATCTGCTGGGCGACAATGACCGCGGATTGCACCTCGGCGACGGCGCGGGACTGCTCGACCGATGTCGCTTGGCTGATGGCGGTGCGTGGTGCGGGCGAGACTGGTTGGTACTGGGCGACGCTCACTGTTCTAGATCTCCTTCTTGCTGGTAGACGGCGTAACTCGGTAGCGATACGGAATGAACTCCCTGGCCGTAGTCAGGCCAGTGATCGGCCGCGACGCATTGGGCGTAGAGGTCGATGGCCTTGCGGTTCCTGCGCCGGCCAAGTTCGATGTCGTCGGGTTTGAGTTCGATCACGGACACCGGGTATGGCGGGCTCTTGGACTGGACGATGAACACGAACGCGGCATCGTCGGAGATGTCGCACGCGGCCAGTCCGTCGAGATACCACGGGACCTGTTGGTGATACCCGTAGTCAGCGGCGGCCTTGGCGAAATGGCCGGGGTGGGCACTGGTGGCCGTCTTGTAGTCGACGACGATCAGGCGTCCACGGCCGGGGTTGGGCAGCCAGTCGGGCCGGAATCGCAGCCGTACGCCGGTCTCAGGGTCCTGCCAGTACCCGGACAGCTCCGGCGTCCCATCGGCCAGCAGGGCGGCGGCCAGGGGGTGCTCGCGCACCTTGGCGGCCATCGCCTTGGCCTTGGCCACCTCGGCGATGTGCATTGGTATCTGACCGCGCTCGCGCGCCTCTTGTACGGCCTCCTGCCACATCGCCGTGTTGGTGGGCGCCTTGGAGGGTGAGCCGTTCTGGTTGAGCCCGTGAATGGCCGGGTCCAGTTCGGCGATCTCACTGCCCTCGCCGAGCACGAACTTGTGGGCCACGTGCCCAAAGTCGTATTGCGGCTTGGGTGCCGGTGGCTCCAGCTGTTGGTGCCGGAATATCTCGGGGCACGACGGCGCCAGCAGTGCGCGGGCTCCGGATGACGAGAGGCTGGTGCGGTCGGCGTGGTACACCTCATCCGGAATGCCGCTGTACATGCCGTCTTCGGCGGGAATCTGCTCGCTCATTCGGGCGCCTCGACCCACTCGCGGCCCGTGTGTTCCCACCAGGCCTGGCCGCTGGTCATGTCGATGCGCCAGGCCAGATCGGCATCCCAGACTGCCGCGATGAAGCTGCCCGCGCTGGCCATGTGGCTGCCGTCGTGCCCCTCGTCGCGGGTGCATAGGAATCTTCCGGACTCGCGCGGAACAGGAAAGGCGGCGGGGCAATCGCCCACGCATGCCGGGTGTGTTTTCACGAGGACCACCCCCGCGCGACTTTCTCCTCGCGGGCAAGCTCGCGCATCAGCTCATCGACACCGATGTGATGGCGATCCGCTTGGCGCGTAAAGGTTCCGGGCGAGTTACCGAGCTTCTTGGCGATCTCCCAATCTGGGTACCCCAAGGCGCGCAGCTCAGCCACACGCTCGGACCAGGAAAGGGGGCTCTCGAATCGTCCAGACTCGCGGCACGGTCGGCACACGCCGAACACGTACGCCTTGCGCTCGCAACCGTTGGTGCAGCGCTTCACCTCGCGTTCCGGCGCTTCGGTGATATCGAGGGCGGCGGTCATTCCTTGCCTCCCTTCGGCTTAACGTCGAAGTGATGCAGGACCACGGAAGCGGTGTAATCGGGGTGGGCATCGGCCGGGAGCTGCGCCAAGATGTCGGTGAGAGCTTGCTTGCGCGCGTCACGCTCATCGAACTCGGCTGTCCACTCGGCTACGTAGCCGCGCAACCCAATCGGACTCCAGGCGCGTTGAAAGGCAGTCGTTTCCGGTTCGATCTGCTCCGTGATGGCTTGGAGCTTCTCGGCCACGTCGGCGACCATTTCGAGCAATGCTCTTGTCGGCTCTGGCATTACACACCTACCTTCCGGCGACTTGCACGACGGCGACCTGTGCGCATTTCGGTTGTGACCTTTGTGGTTCCGCAGAGTTGGCAGATTCCGACAGCGTCGAGCGGTCGATGGAACGCCAGCCGGTGGCGGCAGTTGCTTGAGTCGCGATGTGTGGTCATTCGGCCGCACCAGCTTTCGACTCGACGAGCTCGGCTAACGCCTCGGCGGCGTTCATTCCGGAGTCGCGCAACCGCTGGTAGGCCCCACGCACCCCGTCCCAGCCGGTCAGATCAGGTTTGTCGTCGGTGACTTGCAGCCATGGGTTACCCGGCACGGCGCCGAGCAAGTGGCCCATGTCGTACGGCATTCGGCGGCTTGGGCGCCGCACCTTTCGATTGAGTCGGGCCTGTCGGCGTAGGGCCGAGACGTTCCCGCGTCGAGCGCGTCGGGCGTCGCGGTTCTTGGCCCGCCGCTTGCGGACCACCGACTCGGGAACGGTCCCGGCGTAGACGTGCTTGCTCTGTAGGCCGATGATGATCGCGGCGTTGTTGATGCCCCGGATGTCGTCGTACTGTTTGTTGAGCGTGGCCAGCGACTCCGGCGTGATCGTGCTTTCCGGCAAGTTCATTCCTGTATTCCGTTCTGGGGTAGGGGAGTTGGGGCGGCGTATGCGGCCGGTGCTGAGAAGATTCCGGCGACCACGATGGCTACGAACGCGATGATCAGCAGGACTGCGGACCGATCGCGATACGGGCCGCGTCGGTGCACTTGGAGATCGAGAATTACCCCGACCAGAAATAGGGCGGCGAGGGTGGCAAATACCGCGTATTCCCTTGCGAACTCGGCGAACAGAGCGCCCAAGAGTGCGGCCAGTGCGACCGCGCAAAACACGTGGCGCTTGATGGTGTTCGTCATGGGCGCGCCCCGACCTGCTCGCGGTCCATGTTGGCCACGGCCTGGTGCACGCGCTCGCGCATGATGTCGTCGAGCGTCTCCGGGTCGAGGGTGAGCAGCGTGCCGCCGTCGAAATGGATTTCGAGCACGCGGTCGATGCCGCTACCGAGGCGCACGGACTTGAGGGCGCCGAGGGAGACAACGACGCTGGCGTGCTCGGTCTGATGCGAGACGTGTCCGACGGTCATCGGGCACCACCCCCGACGCGCTGCGCAGGGGTGTAGATACGGTGGGACATGACCGGCCTCCTTTAGGCTGGTTGCAGTGGCCCCGACGGCCGGGTGGTTCTTTGGCGAGAGTGCCCGCCGTCGGGGTTTTCCTATTCAGTTGTGGTGAAACGGGTTTCAGCTCTTGTCGTAGTCGGCAAGTAGCCGTTGAATCCCCTTCGGGGTGACGCGCGGTTGCGGGGGATCGAGCACGCGAATGCCGGTTTTCGGGTGGTAGTGCGACTGGGGGAGCACGGACATGTAGCCGGTCTCGATGGCCGACTGAATGACGCGGTATCGGCCGTCCTCGCCGCCGCGCTTGATCCACCCTCGCCGGTCCAGCTCGGCGAACAGCCGGGTAGCGCCGACCTTGACGCCAGCGCGGGTAAGCGCTTGGGCCGCGTCGCGCACCGAGAGGTCACCCTCGGCGTCGAGCAGCCGGTCGGCAACCTCGGCCTTGGGCTCCAGCTCGGCGATTTTGGCCTCGGCCAGCTCTGCCCGCTCGGTTTGATCAGCGGCGGCGCGGAGGGCGGCGGCGTAGGTCTGGGGGATCTGATGCTGTACGACCTCAGCCTCGCGTGTCTTGATGACGAAATAGGTCTGAGCGGCGGCGATCTCAGGCTTACGCGGGTCGCCATTGAGCGCCACCAGGTAGCAGGCGTACCGCGATAGGTGATAGTCCGCCTGCGCCGGTCCTCGGCTTCCAGAAACTTTCCCGGAGGCGGGAAAGTTTTGCACCACGTCATACCCGGCGTTGCGGGCGGCGAGCTTGGCGCGGCTGATGGCCTCGGCGAACCGCTCCCACTTCTCGTACCCAAGCAGCGGCATCAGGGCGCGCGCTGACCAGTACTCCCGGCCCTCGCCGGTCACGTGTCGGATCGCATCGAACGGGGATGCGCCGGTCAGGACGATGACAGGATCGTCCCCAACGATCTCGAACGTCCCACGGACGGCGCTCACGAGGCGACCGCCTGGTCGGCGAGAAGCGCGGCGATTGGGACATTGAGTGCTCCGGCTATTCGGGCCAGCTCGTCAACGGTGAAAGCCGTGAAACCACATAAGCGCCGGGAAAGCGCGGCTTGGGAGAGCAGGATCTTGGGCGACAGGGAGGATTGCGACTCGCCCGCTCGTGCCATCTCGGCACGCACATTCCCTACAACCCGCTGGCTTATTGGGTCTAATGACATGCGTGTAGTTTTATACGCTGAGCGTATAGACGCGCAAGTGCGACATGCGGGATATGTGCCCGTTTGGCGTGATCGTCATACGATCTGACTAGCTGTCTATCCGCTCACCGTGTAAAGTATTTGACATGACAACACTGATGCTCGTGGACGCTGACGAGGGTCCCACCAAGTCGCAGGCGATCACTCAGCGCCTCCGGCAGGAGTTCGCCCGAAAGGGGCTATCTGTATCCGAGGTTGCACGCCGGATGGGCACGTCACAGCCCAGAATTTGGCGGCGTATGTCTGGTGAAACACCTTGGGACGTTAACGAATTGGACGACCTGTGCTCGACGCTGGGCATCTCATTCGTGTATGTAGCCACCGGCATCAAATCACTGCCGAGTGGCGGTGGCGGTGTCGGTCTGGTGCCCCCACCAGGGCTCGAACCTGGGACCTGCGGATTAAAAGTCCGTAGCTCTACCAACTGAGCTATAGGGGCGTGCCGAGACAGGATACTGGTCGAGTGTGCGCGCGAGCACCGAGGTTATCCGGTTTGGGTTCTGAGGCAGTTGTGCCCTAAGCTGGGCGAGCTCCCAACGCGACACGCGTTGTGGGTACCCCGGAGAGATTCGGAACGGGCCCCCATCGTCTAGTGGCCTAGGACGCCGCCCTTTCACGGCGGTAGCACGGGTTCGAATCCCGTTGGGGGTACGCAACCAGTCATACTGGGAGCAGAGTAAGGCCCTGTGGCGCAGTTGGTTAGCGCGCCGCCCTGTCACGGCGGAGGTCGCGGGTTCGAGTCCCGTCAGGGTCGCCAGTACGGCGAGGCAGTAAGTAGTTGGGTCTGCCGTCCGGCCAGGTAGCTCAGTTGGTACGAGCGTCCGCCTGAAAAGCGGAAGGTCGCCGGTTCGATCCCGGCCCTGGCCACCACTTCTGACCTGCATGGACACGATTCGTGCACTCTATGGATGTTTCTGGGTGTCCGGTTTCTGTCCGTTCTTCGTGGACAAATCAGATGAATGAAGCCGGTCAAGATTGACTGCGACCTGGTCGAGTTCGTCTGAGTAGAGGTCGCTGTAGATATTCGCGGTCACGGTGGGCGTCGAGTGGCCCATGGTCTTCTGGACGTAGCGGAGATCAGCGCCGGAGGCGCGGGCCAAGCTGGCGTATGTGTGCCGGAGATCATGAATCGTGAGTGGCGCGAGTTGGGTGGCTTGAAGGGCCTTCGACCAGTGGGTGTGGCGTCGCCAATTGTTGGATCGGAGCATAGCGCCGTTCGGCGACGTAACGGCTGGCTCATCGGCGGGGCGGCCCTCGATACGCGGCGTCAGGGCGTCTATGACAACTTGTGGCAGCGGAACAGTGCGAACAGCGGCTCGGGTCTTAGGCGGACCGACAATTATGTGGCCATCGACCTCAGGGGCTGCTCGGCGCACGTACAGGCGGCGAGCGGCAAGGTCCACGTCGCAAATACGCAGGCCCACCAGCTCGGACCAGCGCAGTCCCGTGTAAGCCAGGATCGCTACTACGTCGCCCTGATCGCCACATGCCCTGGACAGGCTGACGACTTCGGATGCCGTGAGATACCGATGGCGCTCACGCGGCGGGATTCGCCCTGCCGACACTCCCTGCGCAGGATTGCGATGGATGCGGCCGTCTTCCCGGGCGACCTCCAAAATCGAGCGCAGCAGCCGAAGCGTTGAGACTTTGGCCCACGGACCCACGGTGAGGCAATCAACGAACTCTTGAACCATCTGGCGGGTGATTTCATCGACAGGCATATGACCCAAGCGGCGAGCGATGCGCAGTTCCCAGTGCTGCACATAACCACTCCATGTCTTGGGCGACACGGAGGGTCGTTTAGAGGCGCCGTACTGCAACCAGATTCGATCTAACGTCGCTTTCCCAAGGCGGGGGTCGAACCGTTGAGTGCCGAGTGCAGTTTCGTTATCACGATCGGCCTTAAATGCCCGCGCCTCGCGGAGGCTACCGAACGTGGTGGATGTTTCCGTCCAGCCGGTTGTCGTCGCCGGGTCGCGCACGAGGTAACGGACCTGATAACGAGGCTGGCCAGAACTGTTGAGGCGCTTGCGTATACCACGAGGAACCGAGCCTGCCATCTATCGGCGAACCTGGCGAATCCACTTGCGCACGTCGGCTGCGTCCCAGCGGCGGACACGATCAGACAGTGAATAGCAAGGCGGGCCGACGTCTTCGCCTTGGTCTCGTAAGGCGCCCCAGCGGTTCACCGTGGCAGCGGAAACGCCGAGTAGATCTGCTACCTGGTCGGCTGTCAGCAGCTCGGGAAAATCTTCCGGGGCCCGTGTATTCGTACTGAGCTGGCGTACCGTCATGATGCTTCCTTCTGGTGGTCGATGCTCACGCGGAACCATCTTGCGATGATTCCTTGTGCCTGAACGAAATTCATGTCGTCTTTCCGAGTCTTCTGAGGTTAATCGGGTGCGTTGAATAGGGCTTGGCTCAGCAGGTCAAGGGGATCGGCGGTCAACTGCCGGTGCTGTAATACCGATTCCACAAGGACAGGCTCGGGTGTGAAAGGTGCACGAAATTTGCATAGTTCGCTGTTGACGTATGCAACGCCTACGCCGGTTGGCAGCCCGAGCGGGGAAACGAGATCGTCGGTTGACCATTCGCCGAGGACAGCGACAGCCGACTCGCGGCTTCTGACGTTGAAGCAGACCCGCAGCTCTGCGTTGTCGCGGATTGGGGTACTGATTGCGTCTGCTGTCGGACGTTGGGTCGACAGGACAACCACGATGCCTGCGCTCCGCCCGAGACGAACCAGATCCCTTATTAACAAGTCGATCTCGGTCGCCAGAGCCTTATCTTCCTTCGTGACGAATGCAGTGGGCTGGAGCTGCTGAACCTCATCGATGACGACGAACACAACGGGGTTCGATGGCGAGATCGGAGCCGACCAGAAATTCGGCGTACCGATCAGTTCGATCATGTTCTTGCGGCGGTGGTTCATCAGCAGTTGAACTTCGCGAAGTCCGTCGCGGACATCAAGCAGGTCTGCTTCGGCGGCGAGGTACCGATATGAACGGGGTGCCAGAGCCGCCAAATCGTGCCCGTGTTTCGCGTCCACTAGCACCCATTGGCACAGCGGGCTGGAGGCAAGCGCGGCGAAAACCCCTGTGAGCCAGGCTGTTTTGCCAGAACCGGGAAGTCCGCCAACCACGAGTCCGCCGGTGTTGGCCACAGGTAGCGACAACCAGTTGCCGTCTTCGTCGAAGCCAAGCCCGAGCGATAGGTCAGAAGCCGGAATCACGTGATCGGCGACGATATCCGTACTAAGCGGATCTTTGACCCGCAGCTGTACCTCCAAGTGATCGGAACGATCGATCACAACAATGCTAGGAACAGAGAGAGCTGCTTGCAGCCGAGGCGCAGCTGACTGCCATGTCTCAACCGAGTGCCCCAGAGCCGGAAGTACGGCCAGCGATGCGCCGTACGGGGTCGGTAATGCGCTACCGACAACTGTCGGTAGGTGCTCCACCGGCTCGATAGCCGTGGACCAGACGCTTCGAGCCTTGCTGGTGTGAGTGAGCCCCACAGAGCGGCAAAGGTTCTGAAACTTCTTGGGAGACTGTAACAACTCGATGGCTGTCGAAAGCGGAGGATCGAAACTAGACCGGACCTCGGCGGACCGTTGCCAGTGAATCAACGCCCACACAATTGCCGCCAGGGCGGCTATCAGAAGTAGACCCAACCGCAGATCCGTTGGGAGTACGGCGCCGACGACGAGGAAGGCAAATAGACTGAGGACGATAGCCTTAACCGGCATTTTGGTCACCGCCAGCAGGACGGCGCGAAGTGGTTGAGACAGACGGCGTGGGTTCCACAGATCCTACCGACAGCCACAACCCTGTCTTTGGGCGAACATTGCCCGGTGCGGTGGCCCACGGGGCGGCACGGACACCTCGCAGCTTGACTGGGCCAGAGTACGTTGGCTCGGTACCCCAGACGGTCCATGAGATAGTTCGTACCCCAGTCTCTGTGCGTACCAAGGCATCCACTACCCAGCCGCACTCACCGGATTTATTTCGAGCCTCGACCTCCTGCCCATCCCTGAACTCTGTCTTTGAACGAACCTGAACTACGTCTACCTGGCTGAAGAACTCATCGGCCACTGGTACGTCATTGAGACGGTCTATCGCCATTTCTTTTACTCCTTCGAATCTCTCGTGCAGAGCCTTAGCGGGAACGTTCTGCTGGTGTTTGGGCGGTGCGCGGCGGGGGTGCTAGACCGCCACTGCTGGGTGGCAAAGAGGGCGAAATAGTCGGCTTTGCAGCGGATCCGATCATCGGCATCGGCGCATCGTTGAATACCCGAACAGTCATCGTCGAAGGCCCCGGGGTAGGTAGCGGCTCTCGGCGGGCTTGCAGAACCCCGAGAGTGAAGGCGAGTGCTACTGACGACACTAAAATTGCGGTGGCAGCCGCAGCTAGTACAAAACGGGAAAGCCCCGTAATCGATCTGTGGTGAAACATGGAATCTATCTCCTGGGATGTCAAGTCCACGGCTAACCTCCAATTGCTGAATGCAGTGCATGAAAATCATCTGTTACCCAGTGTGAGAGCAACTGTTTCAATCCGTCAATCCAGTCGCGTTTCAGAACCAAAAAATCGTTGTCTAGCTGCACATATGCCTGTCATGATGGAAGGTCTTATTGGCATTTCAGTGGGTCGATGAGCGACATGTTTGGTGTTCGATATCGGTATGCATGAGTGCGGTACAGCGAATCATTTCGCGCATGAGTGCGGTACAGTTTTACCCAGGTGATATGTGTGTGCCGACCGTTGGTTCATGTATGTGTGACAGATGTTGGTTCATATGTGTGTAGACCATGTGTGTCGGCGCGGAGTGATCCAGCGACTGAATTGACGGACTTCAGCAAGCGCGTCACTGTAGATCTATGACATCGATAGCAGGCTCCATTACCGGAGAGCTTCACGACCCTGGTAGCCCGTTGCGAAACTGGCTCTGCACGCATCTGCCGAATACAAAGAGGATTCAAAAAGAATTCCGCGAGTCGGTGGTAAATAAGTGTCTTGAGCCTCCGAAAGGCGCGCGTGTTGGCACGATAGGTACGGCATTCGACTATTTGGTTCGATTTACCGTCACGCCAGACGAACGCCCAGAGGCGGCGGCGCTCGGCGCAGCGTGGGCTCAAGTGCAAAGTGGCAAGAATGGTCCCGACTGGATGGATCGATTCGAAAGCATCGCGTCGCGTCTCAGTGAGATCGCCGAGTGTTTGTCGCGGAACGGCGGCGAAGATCAAGACATAATTGAGGAACTGATCCGGGGATGCTGGGCGCTAGCGCTTTTCACTGAGGTCGGTAGAGCCATCGATTTGCGTCAATCTCCACTATCGGCCAGCTCTGGGTGTGACGTTGAAACATGGTTCGGGTGCTCAGATTCTTTGAGAGCGGATGAGTTGAAAGACCTTGCAGCTCTGTACAACACCAGTAGGAACAACCTAATACCCTTCATTCGGGAGTGTGGTGGGCCCCACCGTGAGGACACCACCATGATGGGCCCGCTGGCGGGTGACGCCGATATCATGGCTGGGCCATGGACAATCGAAATCAAGGCCATTGTCGACAGACGAAAGCAAGACGGGACACCGCGATACGGGCTGGATTTACGGTTGTTATACCAGGTCGTTTGTTACGGCCTGCTCAGTCCGCCCGAGTATGGCATCCAGCATTTAGCACTCTACAACGCGCGGTACAACCATCTGTTCGAATGGAAACTTGACGATGTGTTGTCAGAACTTGCAGGGCATCGCATCTGTGCTAGAGACGTTACGCCCCAACTAATTTCATTTCTGCATGAGAGGTACGACGACTAAGCTGAGATGTCATTGGATGCCAGGGGCAGGATTATTCGACTTCTTCAGTCTGAGTGCGCGACGTGGCGAGAACCTGAGCCTTAGCTTGCTTCTTGAGTTCTTCAACCTCACGGCGTATGGCCTCAAGCTCTTGTTGAGAGGCGTTGACGCGCTCGAAGATTTGCGGCGCTTGGCTTGATCTCATCGCGATGTGCCGTTCGCGCGCATAGGTTTGATGTCCACGTCGTCTGGGACATCTATCGCATCCTGACGGAGGCCAACGAACTGAATCAGAGTGGCCATTCCTGGAAGCAGACTGGCTACAGCCCAGCAAGAGAGCAAGCCCACGAAGCCACCGAGGGTGGCGAGGACCGCGGCTGGAGCGGATGCAGGTATCGCCGACAAGGCAAGTAGCCCAAGCAAAGCGAATATCCCAATGACAGAGGTGAATAGAAAGGGCGTGAGGTAAGTGACTGGATCGCGGTTTATTGCTCGAAGCTTTCGCAAGAAAGACTGATCCATAAATGCAGACTGTATGGCGACGCCAGCGATGACCGCGCCAATTACTACACCAACAACGCCAGCCGTCACGCTGACGACCCCGACAAGACGCTCGGGGTACTTGAGCCCGAGGATCACCCCGCCGGCGCAGCCAACCACGCCAATCAGAAGGTCGATCTGGAAGAGATCTCCTAGGGTCATGTGCCGTAGTGCATCCCACAAGTGGCGCATTACCCCTCTACCGCTGGTCATCGTTTCACCTCGCATCGAAGACTACATGCACGGTATCGCTAGCCACTGACAACGACGAGGACCGATCCAGGCGAACTACTCATCGCCTAGGAGACTCGGTTGCTCGGGTGGCTCCTTGCTCGCGACGTACTCGCGTAGCGCCGCCAGAACGATGTCGATGCCGTGCTGGAGGTTCGCGCCGAAGTCGGGAACGCGACTTGCGTCGACGCTCTCCCTGGTGTTGAACACGACGTTGCCCACGCCATGGCGGCCGCGAGCCTCCATTACTACGTCAAGGTCGCCCGTCTCGGTGCCCTCAAGCTTGTTCCGAAACTCCGGCGAGTTGATGTCCAAGACCCCGCGCGTTACCGCCTTGAACTCTTCGGTTTTCCGATTAGCAGCCAGGGCGCGCATCTGGCGGCGATCGTCGTCCAGGTCTTTCCCTGGGTTGCTGAACTTCAACGTGCGGCGCAGCCGGTGAACAAGCGGGTTTTGCCTTAACCACTTGTCAATTACCGCAGTAGAGGTCACAAGATCGACCTCCCAAGTAGTTGGCATCAGGCCGAGGGCTGAGACAGCCTCATTGAGGACAAGCTCGAAACCCTTACGTGAAACATGCGGAGTCAGGCGAGCTGTAGTCGCGAATGCCACCCATCGGTGCTTTGCCCGAAGGTCAACTGCGAAGGGCGCAATCGTGCGCTCATTCGCTGTATCTGAATCTTCTACTTCAGCTTTCATCCATGAGAAAGATTGATCATCGAAGGTCACGTGTAGTTGCTGTTCGGAAAATCCGAGGACACCGGTTAAGAAGTCTCCACCGGGGGTGATCGTCATATCGCCAGCGATCCACCGGCGAACAGGGTGTCCAACTGTGCTCCGTATGACGTGCGAGGTTAGATGGCTCTCCGCAAGCGCGGCCATATCCTCGCTAAACTCTCGCATCTCTAGAGGTTCTTGGTCGGGATTACGTCGATTGATACGGCCGAAGACGATCTTGCGCGTGCGCTCTGCCATTCGGATCCTCCCGTGTATCGCCCTGTGCAGCTAAACGAACAGTAGCCGACTATCAGGCTTTATTGAGGAAACACAGCGTGATTGGACTGTCGCGTCGCCAGCAGGAGTAGCTCTGGCACTAGCGTCGGGTGCTCTATCTGTTTGATCAGACTGTAGGTCAAGGTAATTGATGGGCGGCGAGCCAGAGGCGTAGAGCTTCATTTCCGATATCCTTCTTCTGTTTTCGCGTCAACCCCACACGATCGGCCTGCTGGCGAACCTCATCGACAAGCTCGGGCTCGACTGGCCAAGGCAGGTTTTGCGGGTTGCCCCGTTGAGCGCGAGTGGGCTTCTGCAGGAGCTCTTCTCGGGGAAACGACGTTACAAGCGACAACATCTGCTCAGTGGATATCTCAATCCGATGGTCGCTTGTAAACCAGGTGAGGATGGAGTTGTCCGCGCTTGACGCGACGACACCATGCTTGTGAACGACGTCGTTGCGGATGTTCCGGATATCGCCGAACAGTTGGTGGCTAATGTCGAATCTCGCCCAGGGTTTTCCGTCGACGTCGGCGCCGTGTGCGGTCGCCAACCGGATTCGATATTGCTCTTCCCATAAGGCATACATGTAGGTAAACCACTGGCTGTAGAGTATGTATTGGACCTGCGGGTATTTGTCGAGAGTCTTGAAGCCCACGCCGAACAGGTATGTGGTCATCCCCGCATCGGTAGCCGCATGGACGTCGCGCATGTGGAGACGTCCGGGGCCGCCCTCCGCAACGAGGCTAAATCTTGCGATATCGAGGTAGTCGCCTTGATTGCCTCGCTCCCATTCAGAGAGTTTCTGGGCGATCGTGCCCTGACCAGTCAAGGTGACAGCGAGGGAAAGTAAATAATCTCGTTCAAGTTCGTCGACGACTTGGGCGACTGTCTCGTCGTCTGGTGATATTAGCGCGATAGCTGACATAGCGGCTGTGATCAAAGGTACGGCGAGCGTGAGATCTTCACTGACTCGATTGGTCGTCCAAGGTTGGGGGCGATCTAGGAAGTTGCGAACCGAGTCAACGGCGGTGGCTAGGGCGGCGGTCAGCCGTGGGTCTTGTGTCGATGATTCGTTGTTGAATTTCCGAACTAAGTCGCCGGGCTGCAGCTGCCACATAGCTGCCTGTGTGCTCTTAGTGAAGCTGTTGGGTCGAACCGCGTTGCTCGTTTGGTGGCGTAGTGCGTCGAGGACGAAATGAACATCGCGCAACGAGCTTAGCCAACGTTCCTTTTGAACTCTCGAAATGGCCACGTCAGTACGGTAGCGGCGATCTCTGACAAATATGGGACGCTGACGCAAGTTGCGATGCAAAGGACGGACCGTCGTTGACTAATGCATATCCGCCAGCCAAACCTCCTTGACTGCAAACCATTCGGCGGCGGCGCACCCGGCGGTACTTCGTGTGGCCCGTAGCCACATCGAGTCGTGGAACCATGCGGTGCGCTGTCCGGGGCACTACGGCAGTTGGGAAGCGTTCTCCTATGGCTCCGTAGACGGCTTGCGAGCGCGACCAGCGGCGGATGATCCGGCGCGACGCAAGATATGTATCTACCGCAACCTCGGCGGTGGCAGTTATTTTGCGCAGTCCATAGACACCCCAGAACCGGCCGGGCCCGCGCCCGGGTTGCCGCCAGAGCGGCGGTACGACGTGCTGATATTCCTTGTTGCCATGACTATTTGGTGATGAGTGCTTGGTGAAGTAGATGGACAGGCGTTTGGGATCGGCCGCTCTCAGGCCAGCGAGGATGTCAATCCCTGTCCCCGCGAGGACATGCTGCGATTTCTGCTCAGCGTCAGGATGATCGACGATCCCAGCCCATGCTTTTGACAGCCAGTCGGCGAACGAAAGTCCCGACTTACCAGTAAAATTGGGTGGAGCCATCCACAAGTGGACGTGTGGAGCGCCACGGCGCTGAAACTCCATCTTCCAGATATAGCGAACCTGTTCGCCGTACTCGCGACGAAAACGTTTACGCCACAACGTCATGTGGCGCTTCACCGCCGCCCCGTCAGGGGCAACAGTCTCCCAGTCGCCGGGGTACGTAAGTGTCACCATCGCAGGAATGCGACCCGATTCGACCAGTGGCGTGTAGTCCAGCTCAGCGAATACCCGGCACATCATCGACCTGGACTTTCTTGACCAATGACTAATCACCCGTCCCGACCTTCCGATGGCGAGGTCGGCGCAGTCACGTCGCACGACAGCAGCCACAGCATCGGGATCTAGCCGAGAAGCGCGCGTCAACATCTCCTTCACCCGGCCGCACCAATCGGTCACGTCCAAGTCGTGTCGCTTGACAGCTCTCTCCGACGCCCTTTCGTGGCGCACTGGGTTCTTCCAACCCAATCGCACCACACCGGGACCGACTGTGATTTGGAACCGGCCGGATTCGTGCTCCACACCGAGCCTGTTGCGACCCTCGCCCCACGGGGCGGGCTTCTCAAACATCGCGGCGGCAGAGGCCACCATCTCTGGGCGAGGGAACCGCAGGCCCAGGGCATCGGATGCTCTGAGTTCAGCGTAGTCGGACCTGCCGGTGACTTGGGTACGGACATTTTTGGCACATATAACAAGCCCGGCGGCTGTGGCCGGGTTGGGGCCTGCGCCGCTCCCGCCGTCCGGCCGACCGCTGACGCTCTCGCGCCCTACGGCCCTTCGGGCCTCGGGCGCTCGCGACCGGCCGACGTCCACGGCTTCGGCCGAGTCATCTCGTCTGCGCTGGCGAGGTTTCCTGATGCCGGAAGTCGTCTCCCGGTCAGGGTTGTCGAGGCTGACTGATGGTGCGATGCTGGGCATCGGAGTACCTGCTCCCTGGGACCCCGACGCAGATCACTGGAATGAGGAGCGTCGGGGTTTTCCCATGTCGGGAGTGCAGGAACTATGTCCGGTTTATGTCCGATCGTCAGACAGACTGAATGCGGCGGACCTGCTCAGTGCGCCGTATTTGACGTACGAAAGCAGTTAAACCGCAGGTCAGTGGCCATTTTATCCACCTGAAAAGCGGAAGGTCGCCGGTTCGATCCCGGCCCTGGCCACCATAAAACCACCTGATAGCGGGTGGTTTTCTCGTTTCTGGGGTGGGTGCTCGCAAGCGCGAATCTGGCCATCTGGCAGCTACGCGCCGATCGGGAAGTAAGGAACGGCTGAGGCTGTAACTCACGTGAGGCGCCACGCGTCGGTTTCCGAGGCCACTGAAACGCCAGCTCGGGCCGGATGCTTCGATTCCGGGGAAACCGCGTCGAGCTCGAGACGAATTGCGCGCTCCCCGAAAACGCTTCTCCTTGTGATCGGTAGCACGCGTCATGGGACAGTGTGGATAGAGAAGAGAAGGGACGTTACGCACCCCGCGGACGGCGGTGAGCACTGGTCGGGACGACACAGAACCGCACCACACTATGGCGATCCCTGACCTGACGGGAGGGGCGGACACATGCCGCAGCACAGCCCGGGGATGGCGACCCCCAGCGATCACTCAGTGATATGGGCGAGCGCGAGCGCATCGATGCCGACCACCCTCGATCGCTCTCACGACGTTCCGCGTCCGGAGTCGGTCGACGAGATTAGCCGATGGGCCGGCAGCGAGGATCTGCGGCGCACCGAGCTCGTGTACGCGCCCGTGTTCTGGGTGTTCCTTCCCCTCGCTGTCATCGGTTTCCTGATCTACCAGATGATCACCGACCCGACGAGTGCTGGCTGGAGCATCGCGGCAAATGGTGCGAGCCGTGATACGTGGCTGGCTTGGGTGCCGTGGCTCGCATGGATCGGCGTCACCGTATGGCTGCTCATCGCCGTCGGGGTTCTGCTGCTGCGGCTCAGTGCGCTGAGGGATCTGCGTGTCGAGAACGCGTGGGTCTACGGGCACGGCGTCGCGCACTCGATCCATCGCGCCTGCATCGACTACGACGACGGTGAGGCTCGCTGGGCGACGTACATCGCCCTCGACCACCGCCTCGATGACGGACAGGCTGCGACGATTCACGCCGCGTTCGAGCTGTGGCTCTTTCAGGCAGGACTGCCGCCTTCGGGCTCCAAGCCGATCTCCTCGGAGACGCTGTTCGGTCCGCAGGCCAAGGGTGGGTACTTCATCCTGCATCTCCCCGTCTCAACGATCGCCGGAGACACCACCGAGCACCAGTGGATGCTCATCACCCAACCGCAAGAGGACGAGCGCGACGTGATCGTCACACCTGTGCCGGTACCGAAGAGACTCGCGAGGATCCGCCGCAGACTCCACCGGAAGACAGAACGACGGAGTACGTCATGAGCAGCTTCCGGATTATCACGCTGCGAAGTGTGTTCGGGACCGATCAGCAGACCAGGCAGTGGATGGCGCGGGCACGGACTGTCGAGACCCGAACGGAGATCCGGCGCTGGGCGAGATGGGAGTCCGTCAGCTTCTGGTTGCTGCTGCTCGGCGGCATCTGCGTCTTCGCCGCCCCGGTTCTCGGTCTCACCTCAGGTATTTGGAGCGCGTTCGACGATCAGGCCCCGCCGTGGCTGTGGTTCCTGTTTGCTCCGCTCGGCGCCGCATTCATCCTGCTGCTCGCAGGTGCCTGGTCCGGGTCGTATGCGAGTGACCGGCGGTTGACGGCGCTCTACGCCGACGGACAGTCGACGGTCGGGCGTGTCGAGGAAGTCATCACCCACCCGGGCGGTGGGGACGAGCAGACCACCTACGAGTTGCTCATCGGCGCAGAGCTCCCCGACGGGACATTGTTGCGCCGCAGGCTCGACTGGGGCGAGGACAACACCAGCTGGCCCATCCCCCGAAGATGGGTAGGCAGATCGATCCGGTTCCGCCACAACACCCTCGATCCCGACGATCTGCGGGACGTGCGCTTCGACGGCTGGCCGGACCGGAACGGGAGCCGGTCATGAGCAGACTCCGGCTCTTCTCTCGGACGTGGGATCGGCCCACGAAGGACCAGCATGCCGAGCACTGGGCGAGCCTCGCGAAGACCCCGGAGACCCGCGCCCGGATCCGCCGCCTGTCTCGGATCGAAAACATCACCATCTGGCCCATGGTGGTCGGCGGCCTCCTGCTCCTGCTCATGCTCCCGGTGACCCTCGGGAGCATGATCTGGTTCTGGATCACACGCACCGTTTACCCCGAGATCCTGTTCTGGGGCTTCCCGATCGCGACCGGCGTCGTAGTGCTGGGGGCGATCCCGTATGGCATCGCCAGCTCTCTGCTGGGCAGGGCCCAGTACGCCGACGCGGACAGCGCGATCGGTGTCGTCGAGGGCGTGACGAGCTGGGAGGAGCGGGACGGCGAGGGCGACCTCATCACCGTCTACCGCGTCCGTGTGACCGCCTGGCCCTCCGACGAGCTCACGCTGCACCGGCACCTCGACGGCGGCAGGAGCGATCACGGCGGCCCGGACGAGACCTGGATCGGGCGCAGGATCCGCATCCTGCACAACACGGTCGACCCCGACGATCTGTACGACGTGCGCTTCGATGGCTGGCCGGACCGCGAGACGAAGGGGTGGTGACGATGAGCCGAGTAGATGAGATCGCAGTGCAGCCCTGGCCGGGCGATCCGGCCACGGCGTGGGCCGCCGTGGAAGAGCGCGCGCGGACGCACCGTCTCTCCGACCGGCCTGAGGCGATCCCCCGTATGGACGATCTCGGCACCCGGCTGCAGAAGATGAGCGGTCTGATGAACCAGGTTGCCGGGGTCGGGCTGCTCGTTGTCACGGCGATAAGCGTGATGATGCTGCTTCGGTCGCTCTCGGGCGAGCCGGAGGACTGGCTCGTCGTCGGAATGGCGGCGTTGGTAGCCGCAGTGATGGTGCCGCTCGGTGTCTTCTTGCTGCTGTACCCGCGCCGGTCTTGGGGGCCGACCGCGTGGGTCGTGGATTCCGCGATGCTGTGCGAGGCGCACCCGTACCGGCTGCGGCTGCGCAAGCACCCGTCGAGCGCCGCCGTCGCGACGATCCTGCTCGGCGGCGGAGGCATCGAAGGCGAGACCGTTCGGATGGACGGCGAGAAAGCGATGCGCATCGTCAGCGCCTGCGAACAGTGGGCGACCCAGCTCGAGCAGGATCCGTCGGCCTATGCCGAGTTCTGGCGGCGATGGAAGCGGGAGGACCCGGAGGTGCTCCCCACCGAGCTGCTCTTCGGCCCGGACGCGAAGGGCGGCTTCATCACCTGCGTGGACCGCCACCACCGCTGGTTCCTCGCGATCCCCCGCCGCCGTAAGGCTCGGCTGGGCAACCCCTGGCACCATGCGCACGCCCTGCCCGTGTGGTGGACCACCGAGCACGCCGACTCGATCGGCATCGACTGGGACTCGATGAGGAGCGGATCATGAGCAATCATTCACCCGGCCAACGGTCAGCTCGGTCTGTGCTCAGACGGATCGGGAAGGCCATGGCCAGCGAGTTCACCCCTCCGCCGAAGCCGCGCCCTGCCCCGCTCCGCAAAGAGCTCATCGAGGGGCGAGAGACTGTCGGCGTCATCCGCTACGCCGTGTCGAACGACTCCCCCGAGGGTGGACCGACAGACGATGACCTCGTCATCCACATCGACGTGAGTGTCGACGGTAAGCATGTGACGTTGCCTCGGACGGTCCGGTCCCCGCTGCTCGGCCCGTCCGCGGGCCGCAGGCTCATCGGGAAGGAAGTCGTCATCCGCCACACGACGCTCGATCCGACCTACGACTGCGACGTGCTCGTCGTCCAATGGCCGGCGGAGCTCGACGGAGAGCTGGCACCGTTCCGGCCGCACGGTCCTGGGACGCTTGGCTACCGGATCTGGGGTGTTCTCGCGAGCCTGTGCTTCATGATCGGCTGGGGCGGGGTCATGCTCGTCGTCCCGACGGCATGCTGGCTTCTCATCGGCATGCTCTTCCTCGGAAATCATCCGTTCGACGGCTTCCCTGGCTGGACGAACCCCGCGGTGCTGTTCCCGGCCAGCATCGTCGCGATCCCGCTCGGTTTCTGGTTATACGCTGCATGCGCTTACCGCAGGGACCGGGCGCAAGCACGGATCGAAGAGATGTCGTCATGAGCAAGTGCGGATCAGTGTTCGACCGGGTCACGATGCGGCTGCTGGGCATCGGGTACGGGCCCGACATGCCGTTCATCCACCGCTACGACCGAGTGATGCCGACGATCGTCATCGCCTGCATCATCGGGGTCGTTGGGCTCGCCGTCCTCTTGGTAGCGCTGGGGCCGGTGTTCATGTGGGCTTTCATCGGACTCCTCGTGCTCTTCTCTGCCATCGTGATCCTGCGCGCAGTGCTTCTCAGCCCGAAATCTCTCGACACCCTGCCGGCCATCGACCGGACCCCGCGCGTTGCGACGGTCTCGGCGAACGAGGGCACCGACTCAGTGACCGGTTGGCCCGGCCTGTACGTGACCTATCAGGGCAGGGATGGCAAACAATACGAAGTGCATCTCGCCGATGACGTCGATGAATCCTGGCTCGATCGCTTCCCCATCGGGAGCACCTGGCAGGTGTACGCGTTCCGCGATACAGCGCTCGCGGACACCGTGGTGTTCCTGACGGAGGCCCACGACGAGGTGCTGCGCTCGGGCATCTACCTCTGGCTCGGGGTCCGCGGCGAGGTGCACACCGGCCAGTTCCGCAAGCCCCGCCCGGGATCGCCGTTCTTCGGCGAGGACTCAAGATGGGAGTTCGCGGCATGACCGGCGCAGCAGACAGCCGCCGGCTAGGTCCGGTGAACGGCTCGCGCAGCTCTCTCTGGACCGACGGTGGGACGTGGTTCGGGCTGTTCCTGATCAGCTCAGTCCTTCTGAGCTGGGGCATCTTGTCCTTGCCGCTCGACGGGACTGTCCGCGGCGTGATGCTGTTCTTCGCCATCCTCGTGGTCGCGATCGCGTGCGGCGTCGGGTGGCTCCAGGCGATGTCGAGCACACCACTGCCCGCGCTGGACCACACCCCCCGGGTGGCGCGCGTGCGCGAGATCCGCGAATGGGACCAACCCGACACCACAGCGGAAGCACAAACGAAGAAGGTCATCGTCGACTACGACGGAGCCGACGGGAAGACACACACAGCCTGGCTGGGCGATCTCATCAACGAGGCGTCGATCGACCGGTTCACGCCCGAGAGCAGCTGGCATGTGTACGCCTTCGCCGACCCGGACCTGGCCGACACCATGGTTCTGCTCACCGAAGCACACGACGACGTGCGACGCAGCGGCTACCTGATCACCGGCCTCCACGGCAACACCGAGTTCTCAAGCCTCCAACAACCCGCAGCAGGGTCGCCGTTCCTAAACGGGAAGCGCAGGTTCGTCTCGTGAACCGCGACGCCACAGCGTGGATGGCCCTGGCGCGGACGCCCGAGACCCGGGCGCGGATCCGCCGGTGGGTGTTCCTCAAGCGCGTCTTCTTCGGGCTGGCCTGCCTCGGGTTGACGGGGTTCGTGATCACCGTCGTCGTGGCTGCGATCCGCGAAGTCCTCGGGAAGCCGGGCCCGTGGTGGGTCTTCCTCGCAGCCTTCGCAGTACTCGTGGTGTCGATCCTCCCGTGGTGCCTGGCCTCGTTCAGGCTCGACGTCGCACGGTATGCCGACGGTAAGGAAACCGGCGGCACTATCACCAAGATCGTTGTCGATGAACACACGGATCCAGAGGCACTGCCCGCATACGACATCACGATCGCGGCCAGGCTTCCGAATGGGGGCATCCGTCGCACCTGCCGGGTGTCTGAGCGCACGGCGCCGGAGCTTGGACAGATGGTCCGGTTCCGCCACAACACCGGCGACCCGGACGACCTGAAGGATGTGTTGTTCCTCGGGTTCGTCGATGCACCAGATCCCGCAGAAGGCCCAGTGACATGAGTCGCGCAAAGAACTTCCTCGGCGCTCTGTTCGGGTGGCGACACCGCCGCGCCGAGCGTGCTCGGAGTATCCGGCTCACCGGGCCGCGGGTGCGGGCGAAGGTGGTCGAGGTGAAGCGCTCGAAGGGCAGCAACGTCCACGCGTACTACGACGTCATCCTGCGCTTCACCGACTCCCAAGGAATCGAGCACGATCACAAGGCCATGACGCGCACCCACAAGCCCTACGTCGGCAGCAAGCACTGGATCCGCTACGACCCAAAGAAACCGAACCGAAAGTCCACCTGGTTCGTCGACTGGGAACGGCGGCGGTGAGTAGACGGAGCGCGGCCCCCAGGGGCGCGGGAGATCGCGCGTCCGTCACGGGGACGGCACCGCTCATCCTGGGCGCACTGTTGTTCACGGGGATGCTTGCCCTCGGTGCGACGACCGGCAACGTCCCCGCGGAGAACAAGGCGCTCTTGTTCGCGCCGGTGTTCTACTCGCTGACCGTGATGGGCGGGCTCATCGCTTCTTTCCCCGGGTTCAGCATCCTCGAGACCGTCCTGCGCCGCCGGCACGATCCCGAGCAAGGGTGGACTCGGGCGGCGCTGACGATCCTGGTGTTGATCTCCGCTCTCTTCGTCGTCGCGTGCATGTTCGCGCTACCCGTGGTCGCACTCGGGGTCAGCGCGAACGGGCTTGGAGTGGGTATCGCCCTGCTCTGGTCGGCGCGTGGTCCGCGTGACGGCTCTGGTGCGTTCTGGGCGTTGCTGTGGGTGTCGCTCGCACTGGCAGCCGTCGCCGCGGCATGGACCACAGTCGCCATCCTCGGTGCGCTCAGTTGAGGCGCGAAGGCCGGGTGCGCCCGCGTCGATATCGTGGCGTGTATGGGTGATGGGCAGGAACCAGCGGACGTGGAAGCGACTGCGGTGCCGTGGTCACCGCGCCGCCGCTGGACGTTCGGTGTTCTCAGCGGGGTGGTGGTGCTGGCACTTTTCGTATTCGTTCCCGGCCCCGTCTCGGGGATTCTCAAGGCGAACAACGCCCGTCAGCTGGTTGACGACGTCTCCACCGGACGCGCAAAACTGCTCGCCAAACAGGACGAGTTCCGGCCACCGCTCGCGAGCTTAGGAAACCCGGCGCGCTCATGGACTCAGGTCTCGTGTTGGATGTCCCCGCGCTACAGCGATGGCGACGGTGAGCAGGACGTGGTCATGTTCTACTGGCAACAATGCGCGCTCCTGGCCTACGAGATCTACGCGCTGCCGCCCGATGCCGGTGACGCAGCGCAGGTCGCACAGCGCCTCCGTGGCCACTCTGCGGGTGAACCCTCCTGTGCCGAGCCACTCTTCGACGTGCTGACCCCCGACGTCGGTGCCAGCAGGATCGACGAGTTTGCGACAGGTCTCTGGTGGATGAATCCCGAAGGAGTACCGCCGTCTCATCAGCTGGACCGCTGCACGATGCCCACCCCGGACGACCCCGACACTGCACACACGCAAATAGGTATCGATGCCCGATTGGGCGCGGACGCCTACGTCGTCTACCAGGTCCGATCGCCAGTCAGCATGGTCGATGTGGGCTGCGACCGGCGACTGTCCTGGCTCGCGCCCTGCAGGGGAGAACCGGAGGGCTTCCCAACGCTGTGAACCGAGCAACGCGCTACAGCAGCTGCTCCGGCAGCGGGCCGCAGACGTCGACGAACGGACCCATCACCAGTTCGAAGACTCGGGCGTCGACGTCGTTGGGGGCGAGGTCGCGCATCAGGGCCGCGACGCCGAGTGTCCAGAACGGCCCGCGATCGATACCGCGGCCCTGCGGGGCGACATCATGCAGATGCGACAGGAACGCCCCGACCTGCTTGCGTAGATCGTCGGGGATGCTCGGGCCCCAGGAGTACAGCTCGGCTTCTGCTCGAACCCAGGCGTTTCCGTCACGGCGGATGTGATCGAGGATGGCCTGGGCCTCGGGCGTCGTCAGCAGGCCGAGCCGGTAACAGACGGCGTCCCAGGCCGGGTGCGCCGCCGACGCGGTCGGTGTCATCAGGTTGGCGAGTTCGGCGGCGGAGGGCGGCGGGTACAGCGCCGCCAAGGCGCTCGTGCGCAGGTCCCGGGAGTCTCGGATCGCCTGCAGATCATCTGGCACGAGCGGCAGATCCGGGCCGCACGGTGGTTCGAGCAGGATCACGCGTTTCGGGTCGGCCCCGTCGATGATCACTGGGGCGTGCCAGCGGATGACCAGTCCGGTGAAGCTCCCTGGATCCGTGCCGCTGCGCAGTTCCGCTCGGAAGGAGGCTCGGCCCGGCGGCTGGACCTCGATGATCGCCGCGTCGTGATCAACTTGGAGCACGAGCGCACGCGCGTAGACGGGCTCGGCGAGGTCCGGGACACCGACGTCCGCCGACGCCGCGTCTCCGGTGGACGGCCGCTCCCGCCCGCGCAGTCGGTCTATCCAGCCCATGCGCTTCTCACCCCTGTGCCTGGTCGACGGGGATCACGAGCGCATTGCGCATCGGGTATGCCGGGGCCTCGGGTTCTCGCCAGTCGAGCAGCAGCGCCCACCGTGAACGCCTGGCGGTCCCGCGGACGAGGTATCCACCGGAGGCCTCGGGGCCGAAGATCTCGTCAGATGCGAAGGTGTTGATGATGCGCCGCCGGAACCCCGAGTTCCACGCATTCTTGGCGGCGGAGTCGGCCTCCTTGTCGGCTTCGAGGCGGGCCAGCCAGATCCGGAATGCGGTCGCGATCCTCGACACCTGCTCATCCGGGGTCCGTGCGTCGATAGCGACCGAGGTCAGGCACCACCCATCGCCGTCACCGATGTGAAAGCTCGTCGGATAGATCTCACACAGCACACCGCGCGCGGGTGGGAAACCCTGGCGCTCTTCATACTTGCGCCACTGCCGGTGCCCGAGCCACAGCGCCGGCCCAACGATCAGCAGAACGACGCCGGCGAACCACTGCACACCAGCGGAGGTGCTGCGCCCGCTCAGCGGGAACACCCCGACCAGCAGGCCACCGACGAGAATCGCACCAGCTACGGTGAACACCAGGGCGACCGCCGGCACGAACACCCGCTGCCCGCGCACGTCAGCCGCAATCTCCTCCAACGGCCTGATCGACGGCCGCTCGCCATACCGTGACTTCGCCGCTGGGGCAGCGACTGCCTGCGCCCATGCGGACACGGGATCGGCGGGCCAGGGCCGAAGCTCAGTCGGACTCACCCGGTGCCTCGCTGATGTTCGCGGATGCTGTCGAACAGTGCGTCCTCCAGGTCGTCGGGGTCCAGCGTGGTGTGCCGGAAGCGCAGCGTCTGCCCGATCCGTGGGCGGGGGTGGTCCCCACCCACGGTGCAGTGCCTTCGGATGGCCGGCCCGCCCTCCACTGCCACGGACACGGTGAGCATGAAGTAGCGCGAGACGCTGCCGTCGTCGTTGGTACGACGCACCTCGGTGACCTCTTCGATCGGCGCTTCGGAAACATGCGCGTTGGTGAACCGCGCGCGGTACCGCCGGTGCCCGCAGTAGAGGCCGCCGAGGATGCCCGCCGGGATCAGGACGAAGACCGCGACGGCGGTTGCGACCCACAGCTGTTCTGGGCTGGAGCTGAACGCGCTCGCGATGGCTCCGAGCAGACCGGTCACCGCCAGAACCAGGCACGTGATCGCCCCGACGCCCCACCAGCGGTAGGCGCGGCCGGGCGCTGTCGACGCGGAATCGTGGGCGCTCACGAGCCAGGCCCCAACGACGCGTTGCGCTCCTCGCGACCGACGAACGCGTCGTCGAGGTCGTCCGGGTCGAGGGTGCGGTGACGGAACCGGACCGGCTTCCCGACCCAGCCGAGCGGATCGGGATCCCCGCCGGTGTCGATCCGCCGGTGGATCGACACCCCGTGTGCGAGTTCCGCATCGATCAGCAGCTGGTACTTCGATGCCCCGTCTCCGAACTGGCTTTCCAGCACGTCGCGGACCGTGCCCACGGCGGTGGGGGCTCCCGCGAAGAGAGCCACGCGGTGCTTGTCCCAGGCGATCCTGAGCAGGCACCCGCTCACCAAGGTGGCGGCGAACCCCGCGATCCACACCCAGTGCGGGGAGGTGCCGAGCGCACTGGCGATGCAGAACACGACCCCTGCCAACGTGAGGAACGCGAACAGCGACCGTGCGAGGTTCCAACGCCGGACGCGGTGATCGACCGACACGTCACTCAGACCATCCACGGCGCTCCCCTCATCCCTCGCTTCCCGACGATGTCACCCACCATATCCAGCGATCAGGCGGGCGATGTTCAGCTGCTGGGCGGCCGAAGAAGGGCCCCGTCGACGGGGCGGATCCTGACACCTGGGCTCCCACGGCTTGGGTTACGTGCTGTAGACCGCTCCGAGTCCGGCCGTCGCGTCGAGGAGGGACGGGCACCAGCGGTCACGGATCGACATGGAATCACTGTGGGGCGCGTGGCGGGCGGGCCGCAGGCCGTCGAAAACCGGTTGTGGCGCCCCCGCCTAGGACGCACCCTAGAGGGCATGGAGGTCACGTTCGTCAAGCGCCGGAACGGGTACGACGTGCGGATCCGCCGGGAGAGGGGCCCCGAGCTCACGCCGCGCGGCGGGCCGGGTGGCCGTCCACCCGTGCCGCACGACGCGGCGCACCTCATCGTCGAGCAGGAGGCGCGGCTGCGCGGCGGCGTGTTCGGGCGCCTCGCCGACGCCAACGGCCTCGACGGGCTCTTCTGGCCCGCCGATCCGGCGGAGCGGCGGAAGGCGTCCCGGCGAAACCGCAAGCCCACGGCGGCGCAGGCGGCGGACATGGCACGGTCGGAGTACCTCGCGTCGCTGACGGCGGCGCTGTGGGAGGTCGAGCGCGGCCACCGGCAGGCCGCTGGCCCGTGGCCCGGGCCAGCGGCCGAGGTCTACGTCGAACCCGCTCTCCTGGACCGGATCTTCGCCCGCTACGACGACTTCGCACCGCGCTGGGCGGAACTCCCCGACGGCGGAGAGCTCACGCTGCTCTGGCGCTGAACCGTGGCGATATGGCGCACACGCACACGCACACGCATACGAAACGAACGGCGGCACCCCTACCGAGTTCGTTCGCATCGGTCTCCGAAAACACGGCGATGATCCGGTCGCGATACTCCACCCACTATTACCTGGCTTTTCACGAGATCGACTCTCCCTCAGAAGACGAGAAGTTCTATGAAGCCGCCGAGCGGCTCCTTCTGCGCATCAACGGCCTTGGGCGCGTTGAAAATCAGAACTTTCGTCCGGTAGCGCTGAGCGACGAGTACACGACGTCCGACGGTCGGCGGCACACGGTCCTCCGACCCGCACCGGCTCAGATCCGTGTGAATGTTGGGCGACCGACAGTTACGGTCGCGAGACCAGACGGCACGGTAGTTCCCGATCCGCCATCTCCCTGGCCGGACCGTTTCGCAGCGGCGGCGTCGAATCCAGATCTCGCCGAGGCGCAGGAAGTTCTGGGTAAGCCAGAGAATGTCTGGTGGTCAGATCTGTATTGGGTCTTCGAGATCATCACCGACGCGATTGGTGCCGGAGTAAGATCTATGGCGAATTAGATTGGGCCACAAAGACACAAGTGGATTCATTCACTGCCTCGGCGCAACGGGTGCGGCATGCCAGGTCGACAGCGGTACCCCCTCGCGAGCTATCTCTTACCGAGGCGCATGATCTGGTGAGCGCCCTTGTAGCCAAGTGGGCGGCGATGCTCGCCGCCAAGGGGTGAATAAGTGAGGCAACCACCCCGGGGTCTTCCAGGCCATATCCCTCAGCGGCGACTGCAGCTTTCGATGCGACGTATGATCGCATCGTGGATGGCGGGGAGATCCACCGCCCGGCTTTCATCACCCACGAGCGTTCGTCTCTCGCCGCACACCATATTCGCGGTGAAAGCGTTTGCGCCACAAAACCATATGCCGCTTCACTGGAGCCCCCTTGGGGCGACGCTCTCCCATTCGCCCGGATAGGTGAACGTCACCATGGCTGGGATGCGGCCCGATTCGACTAACGGGCTGCAGTCGAGCTCGGCGAAACTGCGGCAGGTCGCAGAACGGGACTTACGCGACCACTTTCGTGATGACCCGCCAGGTTGAGCCGGGTGCAATGTCCGTAAGGCTCCGTCGCGACACAGTCACGACGGCACGGGGATAAAGCTGGGACGCCTTGGCGAGGAGGTGGGGCAGCGGCGTAGAGCTCGATTTCGGTCTGTGGAGGCCGGTCGAGCCAGCCGAGATCGACCGGGTTTGGTGCAGCTCGGACAAACTCTCCGCCACAGCGCCGTCGGCAACGTGGCTACGCCCAATTCCTCAGCTCCAACTGCATCACGGCTGTTGTCCCGAAAACTGCTTCGGCGTTGTTTCGTACGCGGGCTCTCGAAGTGGCCGCATTTGGTCGCTGGCGCGGGCAGGTGGTGATCGGCGACTGGGCACTTGGGTGCAGCGGCGGTCGGCCACATTTGAGGTTGCGGCTATCTTTTCCCCACGCCCGCAGCTTTCGTCATCAGTCACACTCAACGCCCGAATTCGGTCGAATATCGCCCTGGAGTGCAGAAACGGGCGGGTCAACGAAGGACGCCTTCTATACTTTGCCAGACCATGTAGGTGTGCTGGTATTGCTGATATAGTCTAGTCGCTGATAGGTTGGTATCAATACGGCTCAAGGGGGGCTCGTGGGCGGCGAAACCGGCAGTCGGGGCGCACCGCATCGGCTGATGACGGTGATCAACTGCCGTACGCGACCTGCTTCCAGCGAATCTTCGGGCGTCCACTACGGCCGACGCATACCTAGGCGGCTCCATCTCAGATCGGTTTCGTTGGCGGCCGTGACAGCGGTTGCTGGGCTTGCGTTATCTAGCGCAAGTGCAGCTGGAGCAGACCCCAATCAGCCTGGGCCTCCTGCTCCGGCTCCGCCGCCGTTGGCGGTGCCGCAGCCCGATAATTTGCCGCGTGCGGTGAGTATTGGTGGGGCACAGGCTAAAACGAATGTGCCGCAAGGGATGGGGCCAGGAACAGGGCGACCTCTTGCGGAGGCGCGCCAGCGTGGTGTGGTGGCAGTTCCGCCAATCGCTACCGACGGAGTACATGCCGCGACCGCGTGGCCAGGCAAGCAAGTCGTCATCCATCTACCCAACGAACGAGCCTTGACGGCTGCTAATTGGGGTGAGGGCGGTGCGGCCTCTTATGGTTCGGGTCCGGTGGATTATGTGGTGATCCCCGATGCCGGCGGCGGCGCGGATATTCGCATGATTCGCAAGACCTTCATCTCGCCGAGTGACTTCACGGTGGGGATCCGGTATCCCGAGGGCACTCATCTGCGCCAAGCCGCGCAAGCGGTGGTAGTTGAGACCGATGCAGCCCCCGGACATTCGGCAGCGATTATCGGGGCGCTGAGCATCCCTGATGCAAAAGACGGTGCCGGCAACCCGATCCCGGTCACACCGTCGGTCGGGGGAAGTTATCTGTATCAGCAATCGGACGTGAATCTGAACGTCGGCGATATCGGATTGCTCAATTTTCCCGTCACCATCACCGTGGCCTACCGGCCATCCACCAGCGTTCCGGCGGTCGCTCAAGGCGATCCCGCACCTAAAGCACCAGCGGGCAGTGCTGCCGGGCGGTGTGTGTCTGGGCCGCCACAATTCGTCGGCGGTGGGGACGACGGAACCCCTGGCGGGGCTGCTGATTTCGCGCCGTCGTGTGCCCGGCTGACTGCGTGCATGAGCGCTGCCCCCGCTCGCACCAGCGCCCTAACGTGTGAGAACACGTTCATGGCCGACCTGACGAATGCCTGCGTGGCCGCGTTCGGCCAGGACGGCGACAACTACGAGGGCTGCCTGGCCAGCGCCAACGGGCATGTGCGGTGGGCCAAAGAAAACATGACTCCCGGCCCGCCCGCCGCAGCGGCCGGAGGCACCTGACGTACCCGCCGCAACATGCAGCACCACAACACCTTTCACACAAACAAGCACTCCGGGAACAGGACTAGCAGATGAGTGATGATGCGACCACCGAACCCCTGCCCACGGCCGCGGACTCCGCTAGGCCCCCGAGCATGCAGTTGACCGGGTTCGCCGCTGGCGTCACCGGGGCAGCCCTACTCGTGGCCGGGGTATGGGGCCTGCATGTGCTCGCGCCCGCAGGTGGTGCGGCTGGGACAGTGGGCTGGGTGATCCTGCTGTGCCTCGCGTTTACAGCCCTGGGTAAAGGCATCACCCTGCTACGCCGCGCCCTGGCACCGCTCACCGCCGCAGCCTTGGCGCCACTAGCTCCCATCTCCGCTCCCATGCGCGCCACCGCAGGCATCGCCATGGGCGCTGCCGGTATCTGGTGGGTGATGCGCGGCCATGCCGCCACCTGGTGGGCGCACACCACCGGCACCGGCGCCGTGACCGATACGGCGATCGGCTGGACGCTGACCTCACAACTGGTGGCTGTCGCGTTCATGGTCATGTTCGGGGCGCTGCTATTCAGCGGCGCGAAGACCCTCGCGGCCGCGATCTTCGCCAACTCGGGCACACGAAACCGCAACGACAACCAGCAGAACCCCAACCAGCAGTGGTGGGCGCTGTGGTGGTCCAGCCACCCGGGTCTTGGTTTGACCCTGCTCGCCGGCGCCGCGGCACTGGTATTCCTATCCGGGTACGTGGTCCCGCACGTTTCGAAGTGGCTGACAGGTGATGATCCGATGGCCGCCCTGGCGGCCATCACCGCCATTTTGGTCGTGGCCTTCGCCGCCAATACCTGGTGGTGGAAAGCACTATCGGGATGGTGGCAGTGGGCCCAAACCCACGGCGGCGGCGGTGGTGGGGCCAGCCCGCTGGGACAAATGCAGGCCGGTACCGCCGTAGTCGCCCTCATCTGGTTTAGCGCCATGGGATTCGGGCTCGCCACCCCCTCCGACTACACCGGACCCGGCGCTATACCGCTGGCCCATGCCCAATGCCCACCAGACTGCGGCGGCGGAGACAACGGTGGCGGCTCATACGGCCCCAACGCCTCTCAATTCCAGCCACCCCAAATGCCCGCCCAACAACCCGACTACCAAGGCGGCATCAACCAGCCGCCACTAGACCAAAACTCCGGAATCTCCATCTACAACCAAAACTCCGCCCAAGGCGGGCAAAGCGCTCCTCAACAGGCCGGCCAGAACATCGGCCAACAGACCGGCCAACGCGCCGCTCACGGCCAGCCGCTACCCAACTACGGACCCTGGCAACCCGACGCACAACCCCCAGTCCAAGCACCCGTACAACAAGCACCTGCGCAACAACCCGTACAGCAGGCTCCCCAAGCGCCGCAGCAGCCCGCACAGGCGCCTCAGAACCCTGTCGGGCAACAGCCTGCGGGGCAAACGCCCCAACAGCCCGGCGCACAACAACCTCAGGGACAGCCCGGACAACAACCGGCACAACAGAGCCCGACGCAGTCCGGACAAACGCAGCCTGGTCAGCAGAGCCAGCCGGGCCAGCAGAACGAGCCAAAGCAGAACCCGGTTGACCAGCAACAACAACAGATTCAACGTCAACAGGAACAGCTGCAGGAGAAACAGAAACAAGCTGACGAGCTTCGTAAGAAGCTTCAGGATCAGCTGGACCAAGACAGCGATAGTTCTGACGACGATGATGACGCTGACAACGATCCGACGACGTCAGCGGTTGCTGCCACTCAGCGTCGGAAGTCGCTCCTCGACAAAGGCAAAGAGATGGTCGACAAGCAAGTCGAGCGTGCCCCGAAGTATGCGATTCAAGGCGCCTCGGCCGGAGTTAACGCGCTGCTGAAACGAAATCTCAATGTCAGTCAGGCCGCTCTGTCCGAATCGCAGCGTCTGGTGAAGGCATCGTCGAATGTCATCAACGATTCGATACGGGCAGGAAGCCGCGTAACGACTGCGGACCCTGCAATTGGTGCGGCTATGAACACGATCCGCAGCGAAACACCGAAGATCCCTGGTCTGGTTTCCAAGGTCGGGAACCTCAGCACGGTCACCAAGGTTCTTGGCAAGGGCACAGGTCCTGCCCTGGCACCTTTGGCGGCGTACTACGACATCAAAGACGGCATGGCACCAGGCAAAGCGATTGCCGCCAACGCCGCCAGCGTCGGTGCCGGGCTTCTCGCCGGAGCTGCCATGGCAGCTCTAGCACCCGCGGCGCCGGCAGTAGCCGTAGTGGTCGTGGGCGCTGCCGCAGGAGTGGCCGCATACCAAGGCGTAAAGTGGGCCTACGGCAAACTGCCAGAAGGAGCACAGCAGGCAATTGATAGCGGGCTGCGTGCCACAGGCGAAGCTGCGAAAGAAGCAGGAAAATCCGTTGTGAATGGCGCGAAATCGCTATGGAGCGGCGCTAAGAGCTTGTTCAGCTAAACATAAGTTGAAAAGGCGTAGATATGGACAAGAGCGAAAAATCAGGGCAAGGGTCACGTCAGCCGTTTACTGCCGAGCAGATACGCAAGGCCGCAGCACCTCAATCAGTGCCCTACACGCCAAACTCAGACAAGTCACACATACCCTGGTGGCAGCGGCTCCTTAAAGGGGCTGCATGGATAACCTGGTTCGTTGGCCCCGCTGCACCGCCACCATCGACGTTGGAAGACATGCATAACCAGAAGAGGAAGCGGACGGGTCCCCGATGAACCTGTATACGTCATTATTGCTGCTTGCGTTGGGCACAATTCTGTTTATCTGGTCGACACTTCTATTGCCCACACACCTGGGCAAGGGGCTCGCCTTGCAAGTAGCGGGAATATCGGCCATATCCTCCGGCCTGTTTTTCCTGACGGATTCTGAATACCTGCGATACGCGATAGGCATTTCCTTCGCCATCATTCTGCTGAGGGCAATGGTATCTGCATGTGAACAGTATGTAGGGGTCGTTCGGCAACATCAATGACTCGGTGGCTGGTGTGGCGGGTGGTGCGCTGGTCGGTGGGCGAGTTCAAGGTGGCGTTGTAATCCGGGATCGCAGGGGGAATATCAGAACCCTGGGCGGACCGCGCGCAACAACCGCCGCAGCAGGATGTCGGACAGCAACCTGAGCAGCCCAGCGGAAGAGCGATGACCTTGCCCGTCAGCTGCAACAAAAGAAGCAGAACAAGCAGTGGCCGCCCCGATTCCCTCCGAAGGATGATCGGCAGGATCGGGATAAGCAGTCCGGTGACAACGATCTGACAGCGTTGCTGTTGGGTGCGTCCTCAACACGACTGCGTAAGCGGGACGGGCAGCAGCAGGGGCCGACCGGCCGCGTAGCCGTTCAGGGCCACCAGCCTTAGTCCTGGCGGCCGTGCTCCGGGTCCCACGTATTGGGCACCATCGGCGCCCGCGCTCCCTCGAACAAGTCGTCGTCGCGACTTAGCGTCGCCAACCCTGATGCCGTTGCGCCCGTTTTGATTACGGTCCCGGCGAATCCCATGGGGCCGGCTCCGCGGTGCGAGGCGGTGGGGTCAGGAGCAGGCCCCTCGCACCGCGCAGTGGCATCCATATCCATGTACTCGATGCCGCGACCCTGTTGCTTGCTCTTGTCTCGCCGTCGTCGTGCCTGACGGGCCGCTGCGGTTTCCGCGGTGGCGGCCTGCTCTCGCGCCGAGGACCGCGCTGCCGCACTGGTTGCCCTACGTACTTGAGCCGCCAGCGCCAACCCGGTGCCGAGACGCGGCCCGCCACCGACGGCATACGGGAAGGAGAATCCCGGGTCGCCGACGGGCGGCGGCGATGGCGGAGCGGGCACGGTGCCGGGTGCGGTGGGTGCGGGGGCGCTTGCAGGTGCTGCCGGGGCGGGGGCCGAGGCGGGCGGGCTGGGTGCCGGAGCCGTGCCGGCGGACGCAGCCATGGGAGGATCTTCGACGGAACCCGGTTCCACGGCAAGGATTTCCGGTGACGGCTGGATTCCGGCCAGGCCCGCGAACCCGGCCGCCCAACCCAGGTTGGCGATCGCCAGAGCCAACGCCGGCTGAATCAGTGCCGGTGCGAACTGGCCGATTGTCGACGCCAATTGGGCCGCGTGGAATGCCACATCTGCCAAGACCATTGGCAGGTTGGTGAGCAGCGCGGCGGGATCGGTGAGCAGGTTGTTGAGCAGCAACTCGAAATGCTCGACCATCTCTCCGGCCACATGCACCCACCATTCCGGGTCGGTCGGGTCCAGATCTCCGTGCCCATGGTCGTCATCGTGACCGTGCTCATGGTCGTGATCGTCGTGTCCGTGATCATGATCGTGCAGGATCGACGGCGGTGGTGTTGAGGGAGGGGCGGACGCCAACGCCACCTCGGAGGCCGTTTGGTAGGTCGCCATCGTGGTGGCGGCCTGCACCCACATGCGGACATAGTCCGCCTCGGTGGCGAGGATGGGAATTGTGTTGATTCCGAAGAAGTTTGTTGCCACCAGTGCCGCGTGTGTGGCGTGATTGGCGGCAAGCTCGGCAAGAGTGGGCATCACGGCCAGCGCGGTGCTGTAGGCGCTGGCGGCGGCTCCATGCTGGACTGCCCGGGCGTTGCTCTCGAGGGCTCCCTGGTTCAGCCATTCCAGGTATGGAGTGTGTGCTGCCACATACGTTTCCGCGCTTGGGCCGTGCCATGCACTCGCGTGGGTGGCGGCCAGAATTGCCCGGAGTTCTTGGGCAGTTGCGCTGTAGTGCGCGCCTAACGACGACCATTCGGCGGCCGCCGCGAGCAGGGGGCCGGGGCCCGGACCACTGCTGAGCAGGGCTGAATGCACCTCAGGCGGCGACGCCATCCACACCGGAGCAGCCAACAT